CCGGATCCTGCTGGTCATTCCGGAGCAACGGCTGATCTCGGCCGTCGCCGTGGAGGAGAACGGCAATGGCTGAGCTGACGGCGATGGTTCCCCTGGGGGGCCGGGAGATCGAGATGCGGAATCCGTCCGCGGGTGCCGTGGTGGTGCTGTCGAAGATTTTCCGGCGCACCGGCAAGATCGAAAACGCTGCGGAGATGACCGACGAAGAGCGCGAACGTGCCGTCCGGAACATCGGCGTCCTCGGCGACGTCATCGACAGCATGATCGTCAAGGAAGACGACCGGGACTGGCTCGAAGCAGCCCTGATCGAAGGCGAAGTCGAACCGGGCGACGCCTTCGCCGCGATCAGGATCGCCGGGGAGAAACTGAACCAGGAAGCCGCCCCCGCCAAGGCCCCTGCCCCGGTCCGCCGGGCCCGCGCCGGACGGACCCGGTGAAGCGCGAGACGCTGGCCGGGATCGCCATCGGCCTGCTTCTGGCCGGATGCGCGCTCGGCTCACCGCCCGATCCGGATCCTGAGCCGACACCGGCCCCGACCGTTTCTGCGACGACCGCCGTTCCTACTGTGCGCCCGACGACCGCCCCGACGGCGTCAGCCTCAGCCTCACGGACGCCGACCGTGCAGCCGTCCACGTCGCGGGCCCCTGAAGCGACCCAGGAGCCGATGGTGCAGTCGGACGGCTTCACATGCCGCGACGGGTCGGTCTCTCACGCTCAGCACCGCCAGGGCGCTTGCTCCCATCATGGCGGCGTCGCTTGAGCGGCCTGAAGGTAAAGCGGCTGGTCTGGACGATCGTTTTCCTCGGCATCACGCTGGCGGCGATCGTCATGGAGGTCGTCGCCGGAGTCTGGCACCCCGCCGGAACGATCCCCTGGACCGAGTACATCTCCCAGTACGTGCCCTGGCCGGTCCAGCTCGCCGCCTACGTGACCCTCGCGGTGTGGCTGCCGTTCCACTTCTGGCGGGCCGACGCCAAGCGTAAGGCGGCATACCGCGAGGGCTACCGGGCTGCCCAGAGCGAGCAGGTTCGGCTCCTGCGGCAGATGCGCGAGGAAGGGCACGCCGACGGATACCTGAAGGCGCTCCAGGACCACGACGTACCTATCCCGCAAGGAGTGGATCTGCTGCCTGAAGTGTCCGTCCAGCGTGGCGGCATTAAGTTCGGGCCTCCCGATGGCCATTGACGCCCTCGCCGCCCTCAAGATCTGGGGCTTGGAAGTGGAGCTGGCCGGGGAGGTCTTCGAGATCCCTCCCCGGCCAGCGGCCGACTGGTTCCTTGCCATCCTTGACGAGGACACGCCGCTGCCGGTCGTGCCAGGCCTCATGAACGCCGAGGACGACGAACAGGTCAACGATCTGCTCCTGGGCGGCGGCGTTGACATTGACCTGCTGGTCACCCGTTCCCGCGAGGCTTTGACGGCTGCTGCGGGACGTCCGTGGTGGGAGGCGGACCGGCTGATTCGGTCGTCGGCCGCGTCGTGGCAGGTGATCGGCGGGGAGCTGACCCGGGTTGGCGTCGACCTGGAGAAGGTGTCTCTGGCGGCGGCGTTGAACGCCATCTACGTGATTTGCGTACGGACGATGGACGAGAAGGAACGCAACAAGTTCGACATTGATCTCCGCCTGCCGCCGATCGGGGTGGAGGGTGTGAGGACGGAGGACATGTACGACCAGCGGGCGGCGGAGTCGGCGTTCGCGGCCTTGATGGGGCAGGCTGCGCCGCCTGACCCCGTAAGATCCTGAGCCATGACTGGGGTTCTGGGACGAGCAATGGTGCAGATCTTCGCGGACCTGTCCAAGTTCACGCCCGGTCTGCGTCAGGAGATCAAGAAGGCTCTTGACGAGCAGACGAAGGGGCTGCGTTTCGAGGAGCTGGACAAGAGCGCTCAGAAGGCTGGCGAGGAGGCTGCCGACAAGCTGGGTGAAGGCGTCGACCGCAAGATCAAAAACAACATGGAGAAGGAAGGCAAGAAGGGCGGGGCCAGCCTCTGGAAAGGGGTGAGCGCCGGGTTCTCCTTCGCCGCCGCCGCCTTCATGCCCACCCTGATCGCCCTCGGCGTCGAACTGGTCGCCGCGCTCGCCCCCGCCGCCGTTGCGCTCGCCGCCACCATCCCCGCCGCCATCACCACCATGATCGGCTCCCTCGCCGCCCTCAAGCTCGCCACCAACGGCATCGGAGCAGCCCTGAAGACCGCCTTCGACCCAGCGAAGGCTCAGCAGTTCGACGCGGCGATGAAGAAGCTAGCCCCCTCGGCGCGCGGCTTCGTCCAGGAGATCCAGCGGCTGCACCCGGCGTTCCACCAGCTGCAGCAAGACGTGCAGCAGGTCTTCTTCAACCAGCTTGAAGGGGACCTGACCCGGACCGCGCGGAACCTGCTCCCGACTCTGCACCGGGGGCTGGTAGGGCTGTCGGTGGATCTGGGGCAGATCGGGTCCGGTCTCATCTCCGCCTTCGGGTCGAACCGGTCGCGGGTCGATATCGCCCAGATCTTCATCAACGCCCACCGGGCGATCGAGCCGTTTATTCCGGCGCTCGGGCATGTGGCGGGTGCGTTCCTGGCCATCGCCGCCGCCGCCGGTCCCCTGGTGACGACCTTGTCAGGTGGGTTCGCACGGCTGCTGTCGCAGTTCGCGGCGTTCATCAACGAGGCGGCCGACTCGGGGGCCCTGGCCAAGTTCTTCAGCGATGCCCTGGTGATTCTGCAGCAGCTGGGGGGCTTTCTCGGAAACGTTTTCGATCTTGTAACGGAGATCATCTCCGCGCTTCAGGCCGACGGCGGACAAGCCCTCGGCTTCCTGTCTCAGCTCGTCGCCCAGCTCGCCGCCTTCTTCGCCAACGCCGAGGGCAAGCAGGTCCTCGCCAACCTGTTCCTCCTGCTGAACTCCGTCCTGGCCAGCCTGTCGGCGATCCTGACGCCGCTACTTCCGGTCATAGCCCAGCTGGCGGGGATCCTTGCGGGCCAGCTGGCCGGGGCCCTGCAGACGATCACGCCGTACATTGCCGACATCACGAAGTGGCTGGCCCAGCACCCGGACCTGCTCGCCGCCGCCGCAACGGCGTGGCTGGCGTACCGGGCGGCGCTGGTCGCCGTCGCCGTGTACGAGGCGATCGTGGACGCCCTGAACCCGGTGGGCTGGATCGTCCTGGCAATCGCGGCGATTGCCGCCGGGGCGTACCTGATCTACAAGAACTGGGGAGTTGTCACCCACGCCCTCACGGTCGCATGGGATGCGATCAAGGGGTTCTTCGTCGGCATCTGGCATTGGATCCAGTCGGTCGGCAGCGATATCGCCAACTGGTTCACGGTCACGCTGCCCAATTTCTTCACCAGCCTCCCCAACAAGATCATCGCCGCGATCAATGCCATTCCCGGGCTGCTCTGGAACGCCTTCCTCGGCGCGCTGCACCTCGCCGGAGAAGCCATCGGCATCGGCATCGGCCTGATCATCGCCGCGTTCATCAAACTGCCCGGCCTGATCTGGGGCGCGCTGAAGGCCCTCGGTCACCTGTTCTCTGACCTGTGGCACATGGCCCTCAACGCTGGCGAGGCGGTCGTACGGGCCGGTATCGCCGCCGTCGTGTACCTGTTCACCGTATTCCCCGGCAAGGTCGCCAGCTTCGTCATGCGCCTTCCGGGCATCATCGCCGGAGCGTTCCGGTCGGCATGGGACTGGGCAAAACGGGAAGTCGTCTCGGGCGCATCCGCCGTCCTGGAATTCGTCCAGAAACTGCCCGGGCGCATCACGGGATTCTTCAGCAACATCGGCCACGCGATCCTCGGCGGCCTCAAGGCGGGCATCAACGCCATCATCGGCGGGTTCAACGCGGGCATCGACAAGGTGTCCAGCGCCATCCACATCGGGCTGCCGCACCTGCCAAAGCTGGCCTCCGGTGGCCTGATCAACTCCCCCACCCTAGCCGTCGTCGGCGAGGCGGGCCCGGAAGCGGTCGTGCCGATGAGCGACCCGTCGAAGGCGGCAGCAGTCGCCAAGAAGACCGGGCTGCTCGACATCCTCGGCAGCCGCATGGGCAACGCAGGAAACACCCTGGTCAAGGTGTACCTCGGGACGCGGGAGATCATGGATATCCTCGACGTGCAGATCGACAAGAAGTTCGACAGCCAGGCGAACGAGCTGGCCTACGGGACAAGGTGACCAATGCCCACGATCACCGCCGCCTCCGACAGCGTGAAGTCCCAGATCCGCCTCGACGTCGACTGCACCGACACCGACGCCCCCTACGTTCTGGTCAGCCGGGTTGATCCGGTCACCGGCGCGGCCACGCAGGTGCGCGGGCACGGCTCGTCGGTCACCGTCGGCGGGGTCGCCTACGCGCCCGTGCAGGCGGGCTACAAGGCCGTCCTGTACGACACTGAGGCCCCGCTGGACTCCGCCGTCTACTACACGCTCACCGCGCCGGTCGGCACCCTCAACGCCAACCCGACGTTCGACGGCGGATACACCGACCCGTGGTTCGTGACCGACCCGGCCATCACCATGCGGCCCACCTCTGACCTGTCAGGCAACAACTTCCTCAGCTTCTTCACCGCCGGAGCGACCGCCACCCCCACCATCCGGGCCGAGGACATTCCCGCCACCCCCAACGCCAGCATCACCGCGACCCTCACCGTGTCCATGAGCGCATCCAACGGGGTCGTCGTCGGTCTCACCTTCCGCGACTCCACCGGGGCGGTCTTGAGCGCGCCGAGCGCCAGCGCCACCGTCCTCACCTCGACGGTCATCACCGTCAGCGGCACCGCCCCCGCGAACACGGTCACCGTGCAGCCGTTCATCCAGATGAGCGGCACCCCCGCCGCCAATGTCACCTGCAACGTCGATTCGCTGTACGTCACCAACACGAGCGCAGGGTCGGCGATCTCGGGGCCCGCGCTGGTGCAGTCGCTGGGGGCTTGCCAGCTGAAGGACCCGTTGCGGCCCGGCAACAGCGTCCGGATCGACTTCTCCTTCGACCCGAACCCGCTGTGCACGCCTACCGAGGGAGTCTTCTGGCAGTCGCTGGACACTGAGCAGCGCGCCGCGAACTCGGCCGTCTTCAACGTCAACAATCAGGCCCTGGCGCTGGTCGTGTCGAAGGTTCGCAGCGCCATGTCATCGACGCTGACGCTGGTGTCGCGGACCTTCGCCGACAAGACGCGACTTGAAACGCTGCTCGCCCCGGAGTCGGCGCTGCTGTTCCAGGTCCCCGACGAATACGGCATACCAGACATGTACTTGGCGGTAGGCGCAACCTCCGAAGCGCGGGTGCTCCCCGACCACCGGATCCCGATCCGTGTCTTCGCGCTGCCGTTCGCCGCGTGCGCCGCGCCGGGCGGCCCAATGCAAGGCACCGTCGGCACACGCTGGCAGGACACCTGCAACCGGTACGCGACCTGGGGTGCGGTCAACGCCGCCGGGCTGACCTGGTACCAGATCCTCGACGGGCAGGCGGGCTGATGGTCTGGGCAGGAGGACTCGACGCGCAATACCGGGACGCTCTGACGCGCCCGCACACCGTCTACAACCGGGTGGATGTTCTCGCCCGGGACGGCACCATACTCCAATCGGACCTGCCGTTCGTTGACGGCAGCGTCCGCGCCACCCTCAACAGCCGCGTGGCGCGCGTTCTGTCCATGACCGTGGACAGGCGCTGGTTCCCGCTGCTGCCCAACGGAGGCGTCGACACAGGCGGTCTGCTGGCACCGTTCGGGAACCGGATACGTGCCTACCGGGGAATCACCTACGGCGACGGCTCCGTCGCCGCCTTCCCCGTGTTCTTCGGGCGCATCGAGACGGTGGAGATGTCCCGCGACGGGGACGTCAGCGTGGGGGCCAACGATCTGGCCGCTGACGTCGTCGATGCCGTCTTCGAAACGCCGCAGTCGTCGATTCCCGCCAACACCATCACCACCGAGTTCCGCCGACTGGTGACCGGGGCCCTGCCCGACGCCGTGTTCGGCACCTCGGATCTGACCGGCACGAAGATCGCCGCGATCACCTGGCAGTCCGATCGGGCGCAGGCCCTTGACGACATGTCCGCCACCGTTGCCATGCTCTGGTATCCGCTTGCGGACGGCTCGTTCGTGCAGCGGCTGACCCCCTGGACCAACCCGGGGCAGACCGCCCAGCTGACTTTCGCTGATGGCACCAACGCCGCGCCGGGCGTCAATAACGCCATCGCCGACTGGAAAATCACTGTGTCCCGGACCGGCGTGTACAACTCGGTCGTGTTCGCCTCTGAACGCCAGGACGGGACGACGCCCGTGCATGCCATCGTCCGTGACCTGAACCCCGCAAGCCCTACCTACTTCCTGGGCGGCTTCGGCCGTAAGCCGCTACTCATCCAGAACCAGGCCGCCCTGTCGCAGTCGCAGTGCCTGGCTGCCGCCCAGTCCGCCCTCAAGACGGCGACTGCGATCACTCAGACCTGGGATTCGGTGTCGATCGCCCCCGACGCGTCGCTGGAGCTGGGTGACCTGCTCAACGTGCGCGCTGATGGTGCCGCCAGCGCGCAGGTCATTGCCGGGTTCACGCTGCCGCTGCGGGAGACTGGTGCCATGTCCCTCAACTTGCGTGCGTACGCGCCGGTGGCTGCCTCGTGAGCGCGAAGCTGGCGCACCAGACGCAGAAGGCCGCCGGGATCGGCAACGGCATGCGCACGGCGACCGTGGCGGCCGTCTCCGGCACGTCTGTCACCATCTCGGTGGCGGGCGGCCAGTTCACCTCCGGCGTCGGCGTGGTCACCTCGTACGCGCCGGTCGTGGGCGACACGGTCGCCGTGTTCCGGCAGGACTCCTCGTGGCTGGTGCTCGGCCCCACGTCGGCCGTGAACGGCTGGCACGCCATGTCGGACCTCGGCTACCAGAACGGCTGGGCGGACCGGGGGGTGGGGACCTTCCCGATCGGCCAGTACCGGGTGACCGCGTCCGAGGTTCAGCTTGTGGGGCAGTTGACCATCGGCAGCACCCCATCGGCGGGGCAGATCATCGTGTCGGGTCTTCCGGCGACTACCGGTGAGGTGGTGATGCTCGGTGCGATGGCGGCCGTCAACGTGCGGCTATCAGTGGATGCCACGGGCACGTTCAAGATCCAGGATGCGACGGCCAGCGGCTTCCTTCAGTTCTCCTGCTCGTACCCGCTCGACTGCCGGTTGAGCTGAGGGGACACGCCATGACTGTCACCGGCTACAGCGACACGTTCGGCCGTTCCGTGTCCAACGGGCTCGGTACGGCCACTTCAGGGCAGGCGTACACCCTGTTCGGGGCGGCCTCTCAGTTCTCCGTCGCCCCGAACGTGGCGACCATCGCGATGTCATCCACCGGCGACAAATTCGGCTATATCGACTCACTGTCGAGTGATCTCGACATTACGGGCCAGGTCGCGCTGACTGCCGTCCCTTCAACGAATCTGGCGACGGTCGGGTTCGTCGGGAAGTTCTCCAGCATCAGCAACTACTACAACGCCACCATGATGGTGGCGGCCGGTGGTGCGATCTCGCTGCGGTTCTCGAAGGTCGTCGGCGGCGGCCTGGTCACCATCGCGACGGTGGCGACCGGGCTGACGTATGTGGCGAACACCTTCTACAACCTGCGGTGGTCGGCCCGATGGAGTCAGGCCCAGCAGACGAACGTTCTGCAGTCGATGCTGTGGGTGGTGGGCGGGACGCCGCCGGGCGGTTGGATGGCGACGGCCACCGACAACGCTCTGGGGTTCTACGGGGAGGGCACCCAGGTCGGCATCATGGGCCGGGACGAGTCGTCAGTGATCGGCTCCGTCGCCGCCAAGATCCAAAACGTTGTGCAGAGATCGTACAACCTGCCGATTCCCGCCACCACCGGCCCGATGTGCTACGACCCGGCCATCACCTACCCCCGCCAGACCGCCCTGGAATCCCTCGCCGACGCCGTCGACACGGCGATGGCGTCACTGGACCCGCTGGTCTCGCTCGCCGGGCTGTTCCCGCGCGTCCGTATCAGCACCAGCAACTTCACCATCAACACGTCCGGGTTCAACCTGATGACCTTCGCGGCCATCGAGTTCAACGTCGGCACACCCACCGACCTCGGCCTCGACTCCCGGGGAATCTATCTGCCGGTCGGGATCTGGCTCGTCACGTACGAGATGCATCTGTCGCCTGCCACAAGCGACTGGCTGTGGGCGACCATCAACGCGCAAAGCACCCTGAACGGCAACATCGTGACGATGCGCTCCAACCCGTCCCACACGGGAGACAGCGGGGTCGGCGGCACCGTCCACGTTTCCGTGCCGGTCATCGTCACCGATCCGGTGAACCCGCAGCGGTGCACGGTCAGCCTGACGCCGAACAACATCGCCACGACCTACACGGCGACGTATGCTGCCCTGTCCGCCATCAAGATTTCGGACTATTTCGCATGAGCGGAAACACGACCAACAAGGGATACCCGTACCCGCTCGAAACGGATTTCGCGGACGTTCAGGACGCCTATCGGCTGGCCATGGCAATTGACGCCGACCTGCGCGCCGACCAGGCCCCATTTCGGGCGTTCGAATCGCGCCCGTCGTTCGTGGTGCGGCAGACATCCAACGGCAGCGGCTTCACCTCCGGCAGCGTCGACCTGAAGATTCAGGCTATCGACTGGGACACCACGGGCGGCGCGGTCATCAACAATTCCGCCTGGTTCCAGCCGAACAATCAGGCCCCGTCCTGGTGGCTGTTCGGGGCGACGATCCTCACCGTGGCGATCTCCGGCACCCCAGTGGTTGGTGATCTGGTGATAGGTCAGCTTGAGGTCAGCACCACCGATCAGGTGAGCGGCCTGTCCACGACGTCGGAGTTCAGCCAGCGCAACGACGAGTCCAACACCGGCGGCGAATGGTTGAACGTCTTCACCATGGCGGCGATCTACCGGGGTAACGTCGCCGCGCAGCTGCAGCTCAACGGCAGCACCCAGAAGGCCATCAGCGCTGGCTCGACATTCTGGGGGCTCTACCTGGGACCGGTGACCTGATGGCCTTCATGCGTAAGACGCCGTACGAGCGGATCCGCTACCCGTGGGGCAGCGACGTCGTCTCGGCCGCCGATGTCGATTCGATGGCCAGTGACATCGATCAGGCGATGGTCGCCACGGCGAAGCTGGGGGCCGAATTCTCCCGGTTCGCTTCCGTGGTGGTGCGTCGTAACGCGGCGCAAAGCATCACAAAGAACACGCTGACGGCTATTTCGTTCGATACGGTCACGTTGAACAACGGGGCGAACAGCCCGCTGTCGAATGGCGCGTGGTGGGCGGCAGGTGCGCCCACCCGGGTTACCGCGCCGGTGGCCTGCGCCGTTCTGGTTTCCGGGTTCGGCGGTATCAATCTCGGCTCCGCGCTGGGCACCAACGGCATCGTCGAGACCCTTGTCGGGCTGAACGGTGCGACGACATGGCAGCAGGGATCGAAATTCAGCCCGATAAGCACCGTGTCGGGTCAGGTGTGGGCGTCCGGCTTGTCCATGTGGAAGCTCGCGGCGGGCGATTACCTGGAGCTGAAGATGCTCTGGAACGGCACGCCTGCCGGACCGTTCAACACGGATACGGTGATTCCGCCGCAGTTGAGTTTGATGATGGTCGCGTTGCCCTCGGTCCCCTGATCTTGTCGGTACGCCATGAAAGAATTCGCGGGGAGCGCACTGAACAGGGCGGGGAGATATGCCGGTGGTTACTGCTGACAACTTGCCGTGGTTCCTCATCGGGGGTTTGTTCTCGGCGCTGGTGGCTGTCTTCTATGCGATGCTGCGGGGCAATATCCTGTCGGCGAAGGTCGCCGAGCAGATCCGGTCGGGGGCCGAGAAGCGGGCCGAGACCGCCGAGGCGGGGGTAGCGGCCAACACGAAAAGCATCGAGTCGCTGACAGGGTCGGTGTCCAAGTTGCTGGTACTCGCGGAAAATCAGGACAGAGTCCTTAAGGCTCTGCGCGAGCGCGCTGACCGGGACCACACTCAAAGACGAGGTGGTTCCTCGTGATGTGGTGGCCGTGGCGCAAGAAGGTGCAGCAGTCCGAGGATGCGGTACGTGCGGCCGAGCGGCTGCGTGATACCGCCCAGCGGCAGCAGCGCCAGGCGGAGGCCATGGCCCCGAGGGTGGATGCCGTGTCGGCGTCGTTGCGGCGGTTGCGGGCGGACAATCATGTCGGCCCGATGATTGACTCCCTTCTCCGAGGCGGTAGCGAGTGACCCCTGAGCTGGTCGGCACCATCGGCGTCTACGTCTCCGCGGTCATCGCGACGGTGGGGTTTGCCGCCTTCGCCGTGACGGCGCGGTTCTGGGCGTCGCGGGGCGGCTGGCATGTCTTCTGGTTCATGCTGGTGCTGGCGTGGGTGCTGGACCTTGCCTCGATCGCGCATCTTGTCGGCGACGGTCCCGCGTTCCAGTGGCTGAGGGCTGTGACGTTCGCGGTGGGGATGCCGTTTGTGCTGGCGTGGCGTTCCTGGATCATTTTTGATCTTCAGTTGTGGCATCGGAAGGCGGCGTATCGTGAGGGCCGACGTCTTTCGGAGGAGGAGCCCTGAGCGAGACGACATTCATCCGCGACATGTCGCACTACGACACGAACCTGAACCTCGCGGGGTTCGCGGGCACCACCCACAAGATCACCGAGGGTACCGGCTACGTCGACCCGACATACGCCACCCGGATGAACAGCTACCGGGCGAGCCACGCCAGCGCCAGCCTGGTTCTCGGCTCGTACCACGTGCTGCACAGCAAAGACCTGACCGGGCAGCTGCGGTTCTGGCTCGACCAGCAGGACCGGCTCACCCCCTGGTGGCGGGACTGGCCGCACTGGATCATGCAGATCGACGCGGAACGGTGGCCTACCGACAACGTGTCGCCCTCGACCGTCATCACGTTCGCGCGGATGCTCGCGAACGCCGACGTGCCGGGGCTGAAGGTCTGCTACGCCAGCCGGGGCCAGTACGGCGACAGCCTCGCCGGGATCCCGCTGCCGCTGTGGAACGCCGCCTACCACACCAGCACCTACCCGGGCGACAACTCGCCCGACTGGCGGCCGTACAGCGGCCAGACGCCCATGTTCTGGCAGTACACCAGCACCCCCTACGACAAGAACGCCTTCCGGGGCTCCGTCGCAGACCTGCTGGCCTACATCGAAGGAGGAGACTTGACCACCGTTGACCTCACCCCCGCCGCCCTCGCGGCCGTCGCCGACGCCGTGAAGAAGAGCCTCACCGCGTCGTCCGACTTCACCGACGACATGGGCGGCAACCACAACCCGATCTCGGACGCGGTCTGGAACGCCAAGCAGATCCCCGGCGCGCAGAACAAGCGGGCGAACGCCTGGCAGGTGCTGGCCGCTGTGTCCAGCCTGCCGACGTCCGGCGACATCGCGGCTGCCTTCGCCCCGGCTGCCCTCGCAGGCCCCCTCGCCGCCGCGCTGGCCCCGCTGCTGCCGACGGGAGTCCAGGTCACCCAGGAGCAGCTTCAGGCGGCCTTCGTGGGCGCTCTCAAGGAGCTGGCGGGCACGGCGTGAACCCCTTCAAGAAGGCCCCCATCGCCACTCTTGTCGCGTGGGGCACGACAGTTCTCGCCGTGCTGGTGGTGCTGCAGACCAGCGGCCTGCTCACCGGCACAGCCGCGCACTGGGTGGACGTGGTCGCCGGGGCTCTTCAGCTGCTGCTGACCGCATACGCCCGGATGCACGTCACCCCAGTGGCGGATCCGAAGACCAACGACGGCCGTCCGCTCGTTCCCCTCTTCAAGCCTGGAGCTTCCACGCCGCCGCCAGGGTCTTTCTAGGGCGAGGGCTGCCGGTTCCATGGCGTGGGGACCGGCAGCCCCCACGCGAACGCGAAGTGCAGGCCGAGGAACGCGAGCCCGAACAGCAACATGTTGATGGAGCCGAGGCCGACACCGAACGCGGCGAGGAACCAGATGATCGCTGCGATAAGGGCGAACATGCCAGACTGGTACCCACTCGAAGCGCTACCCGAAACGAGGGCCGATGGCCGGGCGCACCCCTATGAGCGTGACTAGTGTGTCCCGTACGGCGCTGACGTCCTTCCCGACGCCGACCGTGGCCGGGGATGCGGTCAACGGGAACGTCAGCCCCAACGACGGGGCGACGTTCATCGCCGTGGTGTCCGGGGATGCCAGCACGCACGGGCTTACGGTGACGGTCGCTTCCGGCGTGGACGGGCTGACGGCGGGGCCCCGCTCGTACACGGTGCCGGGGTCGGCGTCAGGGGTGCAGGTCGTGGGCCCGTTCCCGTTGCAGTTCTACGGCTCACAGCTGCTGTGGAATGTTGACTCCACCCAGCTCAAGGTTTCGCTGTTTTCCCTGCTAGGCCCATGAGCCGAAGCAGGTCTTCCTTATGCTGTCGATGCCAGCGCTTACGCGCGCTGGCGGACGGTAACACGTCTGACATGGAACCGCATTCGCACTTTGCCATTCCAGGCCCACTCCGATAACGGGCCTGCAGGTGCGTGCCGATGAACGGCCAGCCTTCCTGGATCAGGCCGTGGCCTGCGAGGCGGCTAACCATTACTTATCGGCTCCATTTTCTGCTGAGTTCCTAAGAGCTGGGTGGTCTGCACGACATTCCACCAGCCGACAATGGCGCTCTTGTAGACCCGGTGCCGGAAGCCGGTGACCGCCGCTTCTGCGCTGGCGTAGGCCAATGCCTGCTCGAAGGTCATCCAGGCCGTCACTGTTCCACCTCGTAGCTGATCTCGTAATCGGGTTGAACATTCAACTCGTCGGCCCAGCGGTAGCCGCCGTCCTCGGTCAGATACCACCAGCCGTACCCGTTCACGGTGTGGATCTTCGCCGGGACATCACGCGGGTCAACTCCGGCTCGGCGCTCCACCACCCAGCCGATCCTGACGCACTCGGCAGTGTCGTTCGTGGCGTAGTCGTGGCAGGCGCGGCACAACATCAGCAGGTTCCTGACATCGTTGGACACTGCCTCAGCGGCCCCGTGAACACCGCCAGAGCCCCGCGTCATCCGGTGATGGGCGTCAAGGCTCGTAAGCGCGCGGCAGCCCTCGCACAGGCCGTAGGAACGAGCCTGCGCGAGGGCTTTGGCGATCTCGAAACTCACGACGGAATTCCTCCGGTCTGGCTGGCGTGCCGGTTGGCGTCCGGCGCGCTGGCCCCGGCCTCGGGGTTCCAGGGGATCTCGTTTTCACGGAGCGCTTCGGCGTGGCGGTAGCGGCGAAGTTCAGGCGTCCAGACGATCCGCTTGCCGCAGTTGATGCACTTTGCTGCCATCACTCCTCCGGCTCGTTGCGGATGTCATCGGGGCAGTCGTCGCCCGCAGCTGCGCAGTAGTAGTGCATGCCGTAACCGTCGCCAGCGTCGGCGTCGTGGCCGGGGCAGTACGGGTTAGGGCCAGTGTCGTACAGCCGGTGGTGTTCGGTGAGGTCCAGGCCGGTCATGAGGCCGTGGGTGGTGTATCGCATGCGCCCTCCTCTGTATGCCTTAAGCATACACCATGAAGGGGGTCAGCAGGGGCAATGCTTCGTCTTGGAGTGCTGCGGATTCGGCCAATGACCGGTCGCCTTCTTCTCCAGGTTCGCGCAGTGGCCGTCCAGCTTGCCGCCGTGGATGTACTTGCCCAGCTGCTCCTTGCAGCGGCAGAACGCGCACGGCTCAGCCCAGCGGATCTTCGCCGCCCCCTCACCCGTGGTCCAGTACGCGTCCAGCCGCGCCCCGCCCTCGACGCCTTTCGGCGTGACGGCGTAGGCGCGGCTGATGGCATATCCGAGGTCGGCGGCAAGCTGGCCAAGCTTCATGCCCGACAGGCTACTGCCAGCCCCCTGCTGGCGGCACGCAGTTGAACTGCGTCTCTCCGTTGCGCCGGGTGATCACCGGCGTTCCGCCTCTGAGGCGGCAGGAGTTCTTGAACTGCGTCTCGCTGCTGGCAGGCTTCGGAGGCTTGGTCGACCCGTGCTTGGGGTCGCAGCCGGTGAGAAGGAGCAGGGCAATTGCCGTCACGGCGACGATCACGGCTGCGGCGAGAAGCCGGTACTGCGTCTTCCGGTTCACTTGCAGCGGGGGTCGTTGGCGACGACCGCGATCGAGGGCGGCAGTGAGTCGTTTGCGCCAGCGGACCCGCTGTAGACCATGTTCGGGCCGTCGCACTTGTAGGCGACGTTCCGGAAGCCGTACGGGAACTGGATGACGGTGGCCGGGCCGGTGGGCTGGGCGATGACGTGGTTGTTGTCGCTGGTGTGGGTGCAGCTTTCCGCCGTGGTCGTGATGAAGACGCCGGTCGCCGCCAGCAGGGCGACGACGATGCGCTTGTGCTTCATGGTTCCTCCTCCATGATCGAAAACGATGGTGCAATGAATGGCAATCAGGCGATACGCGCCCGGATGTGCACCGGGACGTCGATGATGAACTCGCCGCCGCCGCGTGTCTTCCTGACAGCCCGTCGCAGCGAAACCCGTAGCGTGTCGCCCGGCTGCAGGACGTGGACGGAGTAGACGTCCCCATCCGGGAGCAGCAGTTCCACCAGGATGGGCACGCTGCGGGCGGCACTACGGGGCTGCCGCAGTCGCACGACACGCCGCCAGCGGTACCCGCGCAAGGTCACTGCCCGGCCTCCAGCATCCTCGCGAAGCCGTGGGCCAGCGCGGTCAAAGCCGCGAAGCCATCGGGGGTCGTGACGATCGAAACGTACGGGTTGCCCTGCTCGACGGTGATGAAGGGCAGCTCCTCCCCGGTCTTCGGGTCCACGCCATGCTCGCCGACCGTGCAGTTGCTCAGCGCGTAGTCCGTGAGCTTCTTCAGGAAGGCAGGGTTGATGGACTCGACGATCTCCCCCGGGTAGCGGTCACGAACCCAGATAAGCGCCCAGGAGGGGTTGGTCACCTTCGCGGTCTTCTTGCCGCCGGAGCGGCTGACGGACGCCATCTTCGTGCCGTCCGGCAGGTACGCGCCGACCTTCTCGACGCGCCGCTCCGCCATGTCCTGCTCAACGGTGGCACGAAGCTGCTTCTCCATGCCGGTCAGCACCCTGATGTAGGTGCCCAGCGCGGCCAGCTTCTCCGCGTCCGTCAGCTCCGGCCGCCCGGGGCCGCCGTCGGTGACGGACCCGGTGGTGGTGTCGGTCATGCTGTCCTCGTTTCGTTGGGTTTACAGCCGTCGCGTTGCGCGCGGGCCAGTTGGAGCCGGGCGTTGGTGAAGCCACTGCCGCCACCGCAGGTTGAGGCTGCCGTGATCCGATGCCGCCCGCACGGGCAGTGCCAGATCTGGTGCTTGTTCCAGCGGACGAGGATGAACCCGGCCTTGTCCAGTAGCTCGGCGAGCGCCTTCCCGTCGCGCATCAGACGACCGGTTCCTGCTCGGCCGCCTTGTCCTTCAGCGTGTCGCTGGCCAGGGCCAGCTCTTCGCCGAGGGTGGTGGAGTCGGAGACCTTGGTTCCGAGCAGCCCCCGGTCCTCAGCGTTAGCGCGGATGACAGCGATGGCCGAAAGGTCGGCCTCGGGCTGCACGGCCAGGTCGGCGAGGCGGAACGCCAGGACCTGCGTCGCGGTCAGCGCGTCCCCGGTCGGGTAGTCGACCTTCCGCTCGTGAAGGTTGTTGCTGGCCATCCAGTCGTAGCCCTTGACGGCCAGGGTCACGTCGGACGAGCTGATCTTCGCCTGGTAGCCGAAGACATCAGCGTCGGTCCACTCCTTCTTCGGCGGGGCCGGGGGGGCGGAGACAGGCTTGCTGGCCTGCGCTGGCTTGGCGTTCTCCCAACGGTCGCGCTGCGAGTTGGCCTGCGCCCGCGCCCCGTCGTCGTCCTCGCCGCCGGGGTACGCGCCGCTGAGCGCCAGGGTCAGGTAGCGGCGGCCGTAGGTCATCGCGGAGCCGACGTCCTGCGGGCCGACGCCGCTGCCCGGGGCCGGGAGAGGCCAGACGGCCGTCTCGTACTGGCCGCTGCTGTGCAGCAGCTTGACCTCCAGGATGAACATGCCGTTGTCGGTGAAGGCCGTCTGCGACGTGATCGACAGGCCGTGCTTACCGAGGACGGGCAGGACCGTCTCGACGACCTGCGCCAGGTCGGCGTAGCCGTACGAGCGGTCATAGTCGCGTCCGTCCTTGGTGGTGCCCTTGACCTTCGCCCTCTCGTCCTTGACGAGCTTGGGCAGTTCGGCTTGGAATGCGGCGAGGGCTCCGGCGAGGGTTTCGTGCTGCGTCATGCGTATCTCCTTGATCGGCACTGTCTATGCACAGCATACACGACCTGTGCCAGGGGTCAAGACCGATGCCACGGGCAATGCTCAGCCAGCCCCGTCAAGCAGAACGCGCACGCCTCGCGCGGCTGAGGACGCGCCGGACGCCCGAAATCCCCCGGCGTCAGCGTCGTGTCGTACACGACGATCCGCCCGTCCGGCCACCGCTGCGGCCCGTCACCCCACACCTCCGGATGCACGACCCGCAGGTGATCAAGCATCTCCGGATCGTGCAGCACCTCGTTCGGCTGGCACACGAAACAGATCGCCATCACGCCTCCCTGGTCTTCATAAGCCACTCCTGTACGGCTTCCTCGGCGATGTCAGCGCACCGCTCCTTGCTCAGGAATTTCCCGTTCTCCGGATCCGACCCCGCGTCCTTCAGCCGTCCGAGAACGTGGCGCACCATGTTCGCTCCGGTACGCGCCCTGGCCTGCTTCGCTGTCATCGCCGTCTCGGCGGCAGCCTGACGCCCGTCCAACTGCTGCCGCCTGGCCCGCTCCCGAGCCTCCTGGGCCGCGATGAGCCGACTCCGTTCGCGCAGGTCAGCGGGGCGCGGCCAGTAGGGAGACGTGCGTATCCACTCGACAACGGCCCGCCGCACGAGGGTGAACGGCAGGTCCCCGACGGCGGCTGACCAGATCATCTGGTCGCGGGGGTCGGCCTGCTGCCGGTAGGCGGCTGCGCAGACGTCGATCAGCTCGTGAATCTCTTCAGGTGTCATGCTTCCCTCGTCAAGGTGTCATAGAGGCGGGCGGCGGCGGTCGTGCCAGCGGCGGCGGCCCGGCGTTCGGCGTCGGCCTGGTGGGCAGTGAGCCGCGCCGGGGGTAGCTCCGGGCCCTGCTGGGCGCGAATGAGGTAGGCGTCGAGCAGGGCTGGCCTGCTGACGACGCGGTCGGCGAGCATGGCGGCAAGAGCGCGCCGGATCAGGGCGTCGTCGAATCCGTCGGCGAGTGCCTTGCGCACTGTTGCCGCGTACCGCTTGATCACCGAGCCGGTGAGCTTGACGTTCTTCTCGGCGCAGTAGTTGATCCACCTGCGTGTGATCTGCCCAGCGTTGGGGGCAACGTCAAGAGCGGCACCGACGGGGGGGGCGAAGAGGGCTCCGTCGGCGGCGATGATCTCTCCGGTCATCACCTCTCCGTTGCGCGCAGCGCCGGGGTTCAAAGCTGGTGGTTCTAAAGCTAATGGTTCCGTAATAGGAATGTCCGCTGAGATCTGGCGGTCGCCGACCGCTGAGATCTGGCGGTCATCTACCGCTGAATCCTGGCGGTCGGTGTCCACCGCTGGATCCTGGCGGTCGGTGGCTGCTGCCGGGCTCTGCCGCTGGCGACCCCAGTCGTCGGCGTCCGGCTCGATGGTGTCGGGGCCGTCGATCAGAAGCTGGTAGCGGTTCGAACGGCTCAAGTGGCTTCCCTTGCGCCGCCGGTAGAAGACCCGGATCAACCCCTGCTCGCAGAGCGCTCTCGTGGCGGCGCGGACGGTGCTTTCGCCCATCTCGCATTCTTCGGCGAGGGTTTCCACGGACGGCCAGCAGGAGAAGTCAGTTCCCGCCCGGTCGGCGAGCATCAGCAGGACAAGCTTCGTTCCGCTGCCGCCGGTCTTCTGCTTACGCGCCCATGCGGTCGCTTCGAAGGACATGTGCCCTCTTTCAGATAGGGCACCCTCGCGAATTGCCCCAGCTGTATGGCGTGGGTAGACTCGGGGTGCTGAAAGTCATGGACAGGTAGTGCCTCAACGCCTCGGGTTGCCGCCCGGGGCGTTGCTCATTGTGCCACCCGTCAGGCGACGGACGACACCTCGTCGCCCGGATCGGTCTCGTCCGGCGCGTCGGGATTGTCGTACCAGATGCGCCGCGTCGGGTTGACGAACTGCGCCTTCAAGGTGGAGACGTACCAGAGCGGTTCGGTCAGCTTGGGGAAGTCGACGGGAGGCAGAAGGTCCCGCTGCCGCCACTGCTGCGGGGTGAACCGTTCGACCCGCATGTGCCGGGCGATTCCGGCGAGGTCGACGATGTCGCGGGTGCGTTCCAGCTCGGCGCGGGCCGCCTCCAGGGCGGCGCGGGTGGCCTCCAGCTTGGCGGTCGCCTCCTCGTACAGCTTCCTGTAGTTGATGGCCATATCTGTCCTCGGGGGGCTAGGCGTGATTTCCGTCAGCCTTCAGCCTACAGGAGATCTTCCGCTTGCCGAAGGCCGAACATCCGGCCGACCCTCCTTGTAGGGTTGAGGTTGACAGTGAGGATCACGTGAAGCATGATGGTCGCCATCAAGCCCACCAAGGGAGGCCCATCATGCACCTCGGCCCGGCAGTCCTCTGCGCCATGCTCAGCATCGCCGCTGTCGGCCTGCTGTCCGGAATCGCCCTGCTGATCATGGGTGACAGCGCCAACGAGCCCCGGCACTACCCGACCAGCCAGCCCCCGGACATCGTCACGCCCCCGCAGGAGCCCGAAGAGGCCGCCGAGCAGCCGGGCGTGGCCCTCTGCCCGCTGGACCCCGACTGGGACTGGCGCGCCGCCGCCGCACTGCTGGAGGACACCGAGCTGTTGGCTGGTGCCTGATGATCGAGGCATCCGTCCACGTCGACAAGATCCGCATCGTCCAGCACCGCGCCAGCAACGGCAGCTGCCTCGACCTCGGCAAGAGCCTGCAAGACGCAGGCCAGCTGCGCCCCATCGCCCTCTGGCGGGACGGAACCCTCATCTCCGGCGAACGCCGCGTCTTCGCCGCGATGCTGGTGAAGATCCCCCGGCTGCAGGCGGTCTACATCGGCAGTATCGAAGAGGCCGCCAAGCATTTGCTCGCCGACAACCAGGACCCCACCGAGGCATTCCCGCAGAAGTGGTCCGACGTGTGCAGGCTGTGGCAGACGCTGCGCCGCCTCGACGAGCCCGCCGCCGTCAAGCGTGCCGACGAGAACCGCCGACGCGGTGTGGAGCTGCGCCGCCTCACCGAGGCGGGGGCGCGAACCCCCGGACGCGCCAACTCCCGCACCGACGACTACGTGCTCAGCGTCATCTGCGAGCCGTTCGGCGTCTCGCAGGCCACCGCGTCCCGGGCCGAGAAGATCTACCGGGTCGCCTGCGGCCTGATCGAGGCGACCGACGAGAGGCGCGAGCTGGCCATGCGGCTGCTTGCCGACATCGACAACGGTGGCCCCGTGTGGCGCGCCTACCAGCAGCTTCGCGGAGAGGACGCGCCCCGCCCGGAACGGCTGCGCCCCGTCTCGGCCCCCGTCGCATCGGTCGGCGCAGCCAAGCAGCGCGCAGCATGGAACAAGGCACTCCCCCAGCTGGAGGGCCTGATCTCGGGTCTGATCGAGCTTGGCCCCCCGAACCCGAAGCTGACCTGGGAACAGGTCGGCCCGGTACATGCCCGCCTTTCGGCCGCCCGGCGAGAGCTGGAAAAGATGATCAAGCAGATGAAGGAGACCAGCAAGTGACCACACCCGAGCCGCGCCCCCGCTACGAGATGGTGCAGCGCAAAGTCGGCGACCTCTGGATCGACGAAGCCGTACAGCGCAAGCTCAAGAAGACCCGCGTCGAGAAGATGGCCAAGGAGTTCAAGCCGGACGCGCTCGGCACGCTCACCACGTCGTTCCGCTCCGCCGACCGGATTCACGTCATCGACGGGCAGCACCGCTACGCCGCCGCCGCGGCCAGCGGCTACGACGGCGTCATCATGACGCAGGAATACCACGGCCTCACCATCCCCGAGGAGGCCGCCCTGTTCCGGCTGCTCAACACCACCGAGAAGGTGTCACGCGTCGACGAATTCCTCATCGGCTGCGTCGCGCAGGACCCCAAGTCTGTCGAGCTGGCCGCCATCATCGCCGACGCAGGCTGGAGGGTGAGCGTCGGGCAGAGCAAGGGCGTCCTGATGGCAATCGCCCACATGGAGCGCGTCTACGCCCTCAGCCCGGATGCGGCCACCGCCGCCCTGCACGTCCTCACCAAGGCTTACGGGCACGAGCCCGCCGCCGTTCAGGGGCCCTTGCTGGCCGGGCTGGGCCGCGTCGTCGCCAAGCACGGGTTCGGCCGTAACAGCACCAGCGACGTCGTCGACCTCAACGAGCTGGCCGAACGCCTCTCGAAGGTCGAGGGTGGCCCCAACGCTCTCGTCGCGCACGCCCGCGGCCAGAAACTCAGCCGCAGCGGCGACGTGTCCTCTCAGGTCGCCCGGGTCATCGTGGACCTCTACAACCAGCGCCGCCGGACGAAGATGCTGCCCCGCTGGGAGTAGCCCGTAACGCGCCCTGCCCGGAGCCGTTTGACGTGCGGCTCCGGGCAGGGCGCTTCCCGTGAGGTGAGGCAATGCCCAGACAGTTCGGCAGGGTGGACAGCTCAGCAAGGTGGGCACGATGCCGCGAATGTAGCCACCGGCACGAGCCGGGATCCGACTGCCCCGCCATCGGCGTCTGGCAGGCGCGCGGCGACCACACCCGGCAGCCGGGAGTCGTCTGGCTCAAGCGCCCCATGCCGCCCGACCAATGGCCACCCGATCAGCGGCAGGAACGGGACAATACGTTCCGGTGGTGGGTACGAGCCACCTGCGGCCACAAATCCCGGCAATTCGCTTTCTACGAGGAGAAATACGCAGATGTCTACGAACACGTCTTCCGCGACGCCCCCTGCTGGTGGACCCGATGCCGGGACGACCGGACCGGACGGTAGCAGCGAAGACAGCCTGAAGTGGTTCGCCCGCCACGAGCAGTTGAGCGAGAAGCAGCGCACCTCCTGGGACACCGTCGAGAAGTCCTTCCGGTTCGCCCCCCGCCCCTACCGCTGGCGCGAGATCGTTCTGGGCGTCGGTGTCCTCTACGGCGGGTTCATCGGCGTTCCCGCCGCCGCCGGGATCTGGGCCGCCGTCAAGATCTGGCACCAGGTACACCATGGCTAACTGGGCGTGGCCGCACACCCCCAACAGCTCCTATGCCCGTCTGAGACTGGCCGGTGGACCGTTCGACGGCGAGGACGCTGGGTTTCTGCCGCCGGACTTTGCCGCGCCTGTGCAGATCGTCTGGGGCGGCTGGTTCCCGTGGGGGTTCTCCGCCTACCTGTACGAGTGGCGCGGCCAGGAAGTGGCCTTGGACCGGGGCCGCACGTCCGCGCTGATCTACCGGCCGATCATTCGCCAGGCCGACGACCTTCGCGTGGTTCGTGGCCGTCGCCTCGCCCCCGAGCAGATCCCGCCGGTCATGGCTGAGTCCGCCGAGGTGTGGGCCGATGGTGCCGACTTGATCCGCAACGCCTTCGCCGTTCCGGCGGAAATGCTCTGGCCGGGCGTGTAGACCCGCATCATCACATTCGTTTTCGATCATGGGAGGACCGATGGCCCACATCCGACCCGTCATCCCCGCCGACCGTCTCGCCGCCGCCATCGCCCTGGAACGCGCCCGGCAGACCATCCGCGAACACACCCGCTACGGCTTCCCCGTCGCCCCCCAGCACCTGCACGCCGTGCAGGCCGCTGCAGCCGACTACGACCTCACGACCAAGGCGCTGCGCCACTGACCGGTAGGCTGGGCCCCGTAGGAGGAGCCCATGACCCGCCGCCCCAGCCGTAAAGGCAGTAACGACCATTCCCGGTCCCCGGAAGTACTCAACGCCCTGGAACGCAAGAAGCTGGAGCTTGATCCGCTTCTGGATGCTTGGGCGCAGCAGCCCGGCGAGAACTCCCGCGACTTCGGCCTGTTCCGGATGTACCTGGACTTCGGCCGGATCCGCACCGTCCCTCAGATCGCCGAAATGTCCCCGCTCACGTTCTCCACCGTCGCCCGGATCGCCCGGCTCAAGCGCTGGGTCGAGCGAGCCGGGCTGTGGGACGCAGAGCAGGACCGCCTGACCGCCATCCGCCTCGCCGACATGCGCGAGGAGATGGCGAAGAACCACGCGAAGGCCGCTCAGTCGCTGATGAAGAAGGCGCTGGCCCGCCTGGAAACCCTGAACCTCAGCGACATCAGCCCGCACGCGCTGGTGCTGATGCTGGACACTGCCGCCCGGATCGAACGGTGGGCGCTGGGCCTGGAGACGATGAAGGGCGCAGCCGCCCCGCAGACCACCGTCACGGTCGCCGCGACCACCAGGGCCGACACCGCCGGGAAGTCGGAGATGCGTGTCGAGGTCGGCGTGCAGCATGACCGGATCATGGCCACCCTGGATGACATGGTGCAGCGCATGTCCCCCGAGCAGATCGCCGCCGGATACGAGGAACTGACCGCGAGCGCGGAGGAGGCGACTCGCGGGATCAACGCCGCCCTTCCTGGCCCACCTCCTCCGGGGCAGTGAAGGCGCTGGCGCGGCTGGGGGTCGCTCGCGTGCCGGGCGGCCGGGCGACCCCCGGTGACCGTGCATGAGTGCGCCGGGAGGGCGGGCCTCCTCTGACCGCAAGCCGTGGACCGCCGACACCATCCCGGTCGAACTTCTAGAGATCCTTGACGATCGGGCCGGTCGCGCACATCGGCGAGGCGGCGCTGTGGCCACCGCCCTGGCGGAGATCCTGAACCGGTACGACCAGATCAGACCCCTCTCCGATAGTTTTCGATCATGAGTCTGTCCGCCGCGCAGAAGCTGGCCCTGCTTCCCGCCAAGCTGCGCCGCGCCTGGCTCGCCGAGCAATCCCGCGCAACCCTCGACGACATCCTCAAGGGCGCATGGTGGTGGGTCGGCCGCCCCGAGCAGTTCAAGCCGCCCGGCGACTGGCTGGTCTGGCTCATCCTGTCCGGCCGAGGCTGGGGCAAGACCCGCACCGGCGCGGAAGACCTCCTCGACCGCGTCTTCCGGCACCCCATCGACAGGGTCGGCCAGCGAACCGAATGGCTCGTCATCGCCGAGACGCTGAACGACTGCCGCACCGCATGTATCGAGGGCAACTCCGGCATCCTGTCGGTGCTTACCCGGATGGGGATGGTCAAGGGCAAGGACTACCGGTACTGGAAATCCCCCAAGTTGATGATCGAATTCGCCTCCGGGCAGGTCATCTACTTCGAGGGTGCGGACAACGCCGACGTCGGCCGTGGCTACAACGCCGCCGGGCTGTGGGCCGACGAGCTGGCGAAGTGGCGCTACACGTACGCCGCCTGGTACGAGGGCATCCTGCCGTCGCTGCGCGCCCCGCTGATCGGCGACCACCCGCGGGCGGTCATCACCACCACCCCGAAGCCGATCAAGCTGCTGATCGAGTGGAAACACAAGACGGACGGCACCGTCGTCATCACCACCGGCTCGATCTTCGACAACATCGCGAACCTCTCCCGCCACGTCGTCGAAGAGTTGAAGAAGCTGTACGAGGGGACCCGCGCGGGGCTGCAGGAGCTGTACGGCCATCTGATCGAGGAAGTCGAGGGCGCGCTCTGGACCCGCCCCATGATCGAAAACAATCGGGTGAAGGCAGCTGGCCTGCCCGAACTGAAACAAACCGTCGTCTCCATCGACCCCGGAGCCTCCGGGTCCGGCGACGAGACCGGCCTAATCGTCATGGCGCGCGGCTACGACGAAAACGACTACGTCCTGGCGGACGTCACCAAGAAGATCGTCGGCACCCCCGCCGCCCGCCTCGCATGGGAAACCTTCCTGCGTTTCGACGCCACGTGGCTCATCGTCGAAACGAACATGGGCAAGAAGTGGCTGATCCAGGTCCTCGCCGACGCCTACGCGACGATGCAGAAAGAAGGGCTCTTCGAACCAGGGCCACCCCCCATCAAAGAGGTCACCTCCCTGGCGGGCAAGAAGCTACGCGCCGAACCGGTCGCCGCCCGCTACGAGCAGAACCGCGTCAAGCACGTCGGCACCTTCATCGAACTTGAAGACCAGCAGTGCACGTGGGTGCCCGGCGAGGCCGCCTCCCCGGACCGGATCGACGCCCTCGTCCAGGCTGGCCTGTTCCTGATGGGCCGCGAAGGGAAGCTGATCAAGGTGGCCGCGCCCGACGCGAACTTCGTGATGCCGATCAGCTCCCCGTACGGCTAAGCTGTCGCTGGTCGACCGGTCGAGGCTTACCGCCAACCGTCCGTTCCGGCTCCCGGGTGAGAAGCGCGGCAGTGCCGCGACACTAAAGACGCCCCGCCTACCCCACCGACTTGGGGCGCGGGGCGTTCCCGTCCCCAGCAATGGTGAGAGGACCGGCCCCCACGGGGAAGGGGAAGTCCGGTCCTCTCACCGCCGACTCTACCGCCGACGCGGCCGACGCCGCTGCCTGCGCAGCCGCTCCAGACGCCGCCGCCGGACTTCCTTCAGGTCGTCGATCAGCTCAGACATGGCCCGGCTGTCCAGCATGCGCAGGGTGGCGATGGTCCGGACGCGTTCTGCGTAGGGCAGCTCGGAGCGGCACAGGTCGATGGCGTAGGCGGTCTGCTCCCGCGACGGCGCACGCCGCCACGAGTCGACGACCGGGCGGTCGATCTCTTCCTTCTCCAGCGTCTCCATCGCGCGTCCTTCCGCGTGCTTCTAGGTGATTCGTCTCCTCTAGCGTGACTCATCGTCGCCCGTTGTCAAGCCGGAATCTACGCAATCGTCTGCCTAGGGTTGACAGATGCGTTGGAGGCGACTAACGTGGAACACGACAGACCGAACCAAGGAGGACACCATGGACGCCGCCATCGCGGACACCATCAACCGTCAGGACGCCCAGAAGGTCGCCGCGTTCCTGGACCGCTTCGGGGTCGAGTTCGACGGCCCGAACTCCTGGTACTACGGCGTTGAGGCGAGCGCCCTGATGTCCACCCACCTCACCAGCGGCGAAATGGCGTGGCTGTTCGCCCGCCTCGCCGCAGGCGTCCCCGACCTGCACTTCGACGGGAACCCCGCCGACGCCGACTGGGACAACATGTTCACCCACTTCCGGGCCGAGATCCAGGCCCGGCGAGACCGTGCCCCGAAAACCCCACCGGCCCCGGCGGCCAAGACCCAACTGGGCTGCGTGGTGTAGGGTCACGAGATACAGGAGGGGACCGGGAAAGGCCCCAGTCCTCCTCGGTCTGTCAACCTGGGCGGAACCCACTCCTGCCCAGGAGGGCGGGCCGCCCGGTCCCCTCCGCACCGCCCGGAAATCCACACCCTGAGGAGAACCCCTGTGGACCTGACCCTCTACGCCGTCAGCGCGTCCGGCCGCGTCGCTCTCGGCGACGTTCTGAAGGGCGTCAAGTACGTCCAGGTCGAGAAGCAGACCGACGGCACCGTCTTCCTGAAGCCGGTCACCATCAAGGCCGCTTCAGGCCAGAGCGCCGAGGACGAGGACCAGCCGCAGGCCTGACCGCTCTAGGATAAAGCCGTGGAAGGGTACGTCTTGACCCAGAAGACGCAGTACGTCGGCAAGGAGTCCGGCAAGTCCAGCACGAGATGGTTCGGCCCAGGGTTCCCGCCCGGCACGGCCGCCTCGGTGCACGGCAACGGGGCCCGCGCCGGAGACGGAAACACCTCCGACCGGAGTATCCTCGGCAAGATCATCCCCGTGTTCCGCAAAGGCAACTAGCCGACCCTCCCTGGCTCTGACCGGCGGCCAGGGGTGATCTACCAGCCGGTCACGCCATGAGCAGGGGACCGCTCCTGCACCGCCGAGAACAGATGGCGCTCGGCACGCGGGCCGCGTGGCTGCTGTAGGGCAGTAAGCGCGCGGCCCGCCCCGGGGAGGTAGCTCAGTCGGCAGAGCAGAGGCGCAAGCCTCGGTGGACGCAGGTTCAATTCCTGCTCTCCCCTCAAAGCCGCCAGCGCTGGCGGCCCACCTGTTCAGCCAGCCGACCCCTATCGGCCGGTACTGGACAGGTGGATCGGGCAGGGTGTCCCAAAGACGCACGGCCGTACGCCTGCTGGCTTCAATGCCACCGATCCACGCAGAGGAACACCAGGTGTTGGCAGATGTCCCATGGTTCAAAGCCCGGCTCTGTCGACTGCTCAGCCTGGTGCCAACCGACGCCGCCGGACCCGAGCACCCGGCGGACCCTGTAGCTCAGCAGCGCCCAAGCCAGCGAGACTAAAGCGAGGGCCGGATAGAGCACCTGCCTCACGGCAGGAGGTCGGCGGTTCAAATCCGTCCAGGGTCACTGGTCCAGGGTCACCGTCAAGGTCAGCGGAATCGCCGTGCACAGCGTGGCTGAAACCGGACGGAGACTGGCCCTGGACTGCCAACGGCCCCGTGAGGGGTAGTGGCGCACAGGCTGCGCCTGGTAACAGGAAACGGCGATGAACTGCAAGGGGACGCGTACCCGACCAGCAAAGAGCCGAAGTACCGCCCGCAGCACTTAGGCAGTGCAGCCCCTACTGGTGGGGCAAGGGCCGGGTTCAAATCCCGGGCGGGCACGGATGCACGCGAAAGGTCCAAAAGAGGCGACGGCCTGTTGCTGATCGCGTGCTGTCTCCCCCCAGTGTCGACTGGATGGGAGACCCGCAGGGGGAACGCAACGGCAGGCGTGCCGCCCCCTGCGGCACCACCACGCAAAGGCGAGGTAGCTCGGCAGGGTCTGAGCGCTCCTACCCAGGAGAGACGCAGGTTCGAGTCCTGCCCCCGCCACGGATGCACGCACCAGGTAGGCCAGCGCCAGTGAGCGGGGCCCATGATCCGGGGACGTGCTGTCGACCCTCCGGAGAAGGCCACCGGGCCAAAGCTCACTGCGCAGCAAGCCAGCGCGAAGGAAGGTCGGCGGGTCGCCAGTAGGCCTGATCAAGCGTTCCCGTGGCCACGGCGCGGCGCTGCCTACTGGCGACCTACCACGCGTATCAGAAGAAAGGCCAGGTCATGGCCGGTAAGAAGCCCGCGAAGAACGTCGGGAAGCTGATCTCCGACCATGCGAAGCCCGTGAAAAGGGAGCCGGTTGTGGCCAAGAAGATCCGCTTGCGCGGTAAGGCTATCCCACCGCCGAAGCAGCCGCCCAGGAACGTCCTCAAGCTGATTGCTGACGCCTTGGAGCGTAGAGGGCGTGATGGCGACTAAGCGGCGTCCGCCGAACCGTCGGGGTGGTAACAAGCCGTCGGTGCGTGGTCCGGTCACTCCGAAGCCGCAGCCGCAGCCGGTCAAGGCGAAGGGCACCAGGCACACCGGTAGGTCGAGCGGGGGGTCGGTGAAGCCGCCGTCGAAGTGTTGCCCGATGGTTGCTGCGGTTCGTGCTGCTGGGCGGGGCAGGTTTCGGCTGGCCAGGCGTTACGCTGCCTTCTCGGTGCGCATCATGGTGGGGAGGCTGGCGTGAGTTGGGTGCTGGTGGTTCAGCTTCTGATCCTGATGGTGGTTGCTGCCGTGCTGGTGGAGGCGGTCGGGTCGGCGTGGATGGATAAGCGTCGGCAGGATGATCTTCGCCGTAAGGAGGCGGGGTTGTGAGGGATGTGCCGGTTTATGTGGTGTTGTGGCCGCGTGCGCGGACGTGTGTGGCGTGGATGCCGTGGTCGTGGCATCGGTTTCGGCGTCCGCGGGGCAGGCGGCGGTACTGAGAGTGACGGATGAAGATCATTCTTACCGGGATCCCCGGCCCGACATCTCACATGCCGGGATTCCGTCACTGAACGTATAAAAGCTTCCCCCAGCGCCCTGGGCGTCAGCCCCTGGGGGATATGACTGGCCCCTACGGTAGAACGGGACTGCTGGCATGTACCGGCGTCAAGTCCCGGAGCGGGGAAGGACCCGGCGGAGATCACGGGCTTGAAGCCGGGCCGGTAGTAACCCTCCCCGTAGGGGGTCCATGGCGAGGTAGTTCAACAGGCAGAGCAGAGTCGCGGGTAGGCAGACGGCAAGGTGCACCTCGCCGTTCAAGCGCCCGGTCGGATGTACGCAGGTTCGAGTCCTGCCCCCGCCACTTGCAAGATCTGTCAAGGCTGCGTATGCTGACGGCAGACAGTTCACTTGGAGGAGGAAACAGCATGACAGACTACCCGGACAAGGACGCCTACACCGACGCCCTGATCGCCAACGAGCTGCGCGAAAAGCTCAACGCCTGGACCGCCAGCGCCGTCAACCACGGCGTCGACAGCAAATGGGCCAACACCTGGCTCGCCAAGCTCGGTGCCCCGAAGATCACCAGCACCAACGAGTACCGCATGAACGTCCCCATCACCGCCCTGCTCGGCTGGCGCTGCACCGCCACCAACCGCGCGCAGGCCGCTGAGCAGTTCCTGGAGCACATCCAGGCCGTCCTCAGCCGGGGCTCCTACACCGACTGCACCATCAACTACGGCGAGGCCGTCTACGACATGAAGACCACCGAGCCGGTCACCGCCGACGACGTCGTCTTCTACTCCGGCCCCGAGGACACCCCCGACACCGACAACCCGGCGGTCGGCCTGGACGAGCTGAAGACCGGCATCCGGCAGATGCTCAAGGAAGGCGTCACCCAGCAGAACTGGGGCATCAGCTACGCCCAGAACGCCCTGGTCGACATGGGCTTGGCGACGCTGCCGCCGCTGCACGCCCGGACGGTCTCCGTGCCGGTCACGGGCACCGCCCGGATCACCATCCAGGGCTTCGCCACCGACGACGACGAGGCGGTCCGCGCGGTGGTCGCCGCGAAGCTGAAGCGGCTCGGCTCCGTCTACCTGCAGCCGGAGGAGATCGGCGACGTCATCCAGGACGACGAACCCGAGTACTGATCTGCCGACGCGAGATGGCCTGCCTCGACAACACTGTCGAGGCAGGCCATCTCGCGTATACTGACCGCCGACAGACGGCCCAAGGAGGAGAACGCATGCTGTACGCCAACCCGGAGCAGAACTGGACGGAATGGCGGGACAACGCCGACGCCGCCAAACTCGACGACGCCACCAAGCTCGCCGCGCTCCGCGAATACATCGCCGCCACCGCCCGCGAATACGTCAACACCGAACGCGGCTTGACCGCCGAGTGGATGAACAAGAACCTCGCCGCGCTCGGCGTCCCCGAACGGATCGCCGTCGAAGCCGTCTACTACCTGACCGCCGCGGTCACCGGCACCGTGACCACGAGGGTCTACGGGCACACCCGCGCCGAGGCGGCAGACAAGATCCGCTTCGCCCTTGACGGGAGCCAGCGCCACGTCGTCTCCGCCGTCACCCTGGTCGGCGACCCCACGTTCACCTCGGGCCCGGCTGACCCGGCCTCGGGCGCTGTCGACCTGGACGCCCCGACGACCGTGCAGGACACGCTGATCAAGCTCCGCGAGGCGATCATGCTGGCGCACGTCTCCGGGCCGAAGATCTGTTCGGACAGCGCGAACGAAGTCCTCGCCCAGTACGGGCTGGGCCCGCTTCCGGCGATGAAGACGTTCATGGTGAAGCGTCCCGTGACGGCCACGGCTGTCACGACGGTTTCCGCGTGGGACGAGGAGTCGGCGATGAGGGTTGCTGGGCATCGCTGGGATGCCGACCGCTACGACTACACCGTCGTGGATCTGGCGGCGATGGACGCGCCTCAGCTGGTCGTTGCGGAAGAGGATGATCTGTGAGCCAGAGCTTCTGATCTGTGAGCCACAGCCCGCTTGACAATGCTGTCAAGCGGGCTGTATGCTGTACACAGACAAACCAAGGAGGACACCATGGACGCCACCACCCAAGCCGTAATCAAGCGACTGCTCCAGCTCTGCCCGACCACCAAGATGCGGCAGGCCGCAATCCAGGCCCTCGCCGAGGGCTTCACCCCCGAAGACATCATCGACCTCATCGAAAAGCTCAGGAGCGCCCGATGATCACCATCCACGTCGCCCGCGACGGCCGCAACTGGTACGGCCGCAAGCTCTACCGCATCGACCTCGACTCGAAAGTCGGCACCCTCAAATTCCGCCGCCGCTCCCGCCGCAACACCTTGAGTTTGATGGAGGACATCACCACCCAGCTGATCCGCGAGGAGCGCCCCTACCGGATCACCGGCATCAAGGAGCTGTAGCACCGCACCACCCGAAGAGCCGGGCTGACCACCTACGATGGTGGCCATGCCCGGCTCTTCCATGCTGTACACCATCTACCTGCTCGCGTTCGCGCGACTCGTCATCCTGCTCACCTCCGACGTCATCACCGCCCGCCCTCGCGACGCGTTCATCACCGCCCTGAAAGAGCGCGGGCACAACATGCTCGCCTACCTGTTCCTCTGCCCCTGGTGTCTCTCCATCTGGCTGGCCATCCCCGCCGCCCCGATCATCTACGCTTACGGCCATCACTGGTGGCTGTTCGTGCCCGCCCTCGGGATGGCCCTCTCCGCCGCCGCAGGTGCGCTCGCACGCGTGAAGGGGTGACAGGGTGGGGCTGCTGACCCGCAAGAAGGTCGTACCGGCCGGAGGCCCCGAGGGGCCCGGGACACGGCCCGCCAACGCCCTGGTCGCCGCCGCCGTCCCCATCAACCTCGGTGACGCCGCTTCCTGGCAGATGTTCAAACTCGGCGACCACCGCTGGCAGTGGGAAGCATGGCGGCACTACGACATCTGCGGCGAGATGCGGTTCGTTGTCAACTGGATCGGCAACGCCATCTCCCGCTGCCGCATGTATGCCGCTGACGTCGCCGACGACGGCACCGTAGGCGACGAGACCAGCGACGCGCAGGCCAAGCTGATCGCCGAAACCATGTTCGGCACCCCCGCCGCGAAAGCCCAAGCGCAGCGCCTGATGGGCATCAACATGATGACCGCCGGGGACGTGTTCATCGTCGCCGAGGGCTACCGGAACACCGGCCAGGACGGAACCGCCGACACCGACAAATGGTATGTGTGCTCCAGTTCGGAAGTGTTCCGCCGGGGCGACGACATCATGGTCCGCCGGTCCATCACCCACGGCGGCGGAAACTACAAGCTGGACCCGCAAAAGGATCTGCTGATCCGCTGCTGGAATCCGCATCCGCGCCGCCACGACGCCGCCGACTCCACCGTCCGCGCAATCCTGCCGGTCTTGCGGGAAATCGAGCAGTGCACCAAGCGGGTGTTCGCCGAACTGGATTCACGGCTCGCAGGCGCAGGCCTGCTGCTGCTGCCCGACAACATCGACTTCCCCCGCCCTCCGGCGGAGAACCCCGGCGACCCGCTGCCCACCGGTTCGCAGGGGTTCGCGCAGCTGCTGCAGCAGACGATGGCGACGAGCCTGCAGCAGCGGGACTCCGCCGCCGCGCTGGTGCCGATCATCCTCCAGATGGCGACCGAGGCCCTGGACAAGGTCAAGCACCTGACGTTCGACTCGACGATCTCCGAGCACATCTCGACGATGCGCAAGGACGCGGTGACCCGGATGGCGATGTCGCTGGACATTCCGCCGGAGGTGCTGACCGGCATGGGCGGCACGAACCACTGGTCGGGGTGGCAGATCGAAGAGTCATCGATCAAGATCCACATTGAGCCGTTGCTGATCCAGCTCGCCGACGCCCTCAACATCGGCTACTACCAGCCCGCCCTCAAAGCCGCAGGCATCAAGAACCCCGAGAAGAAAACACTCTGGTTCGACATCGCCGCCCTCACCGTCCGCCCCAACCGCTCCGACCAGGCCATGCAGTTCAGCGACAAGGAACTGATCAGCGACAAGGCCGCCCGAGACAACGCCGCCTTCACCGACGACGACGCCCCCGACGACAAGGAGAAGCTGTACAAGCTCACCAAGGCCCTCGTCCTCGCCCAGCCCAACTACGCGGGCGACCCCGAAGTACAGAAGATCCTTGGCCTGCCGAAGATCTCCCTGCCCGCCCCCGCAGCGCCGCCACCGGCAGGCGACATGCTCAACCCGGGAGACCCCGGCTACGACGAAGCTGGAACCGAACCGGCCGACGCTGGACAGCGCGGCCTGCCGCAACTGCCGTCCGTCGCTGACGCCGAAGCCGGGAAGGGCGGGCCCCCGGCGCGCGGGAAAGGCAACCAGAAACTCGGCCAGCTCGCCGCCAGCGCCGACCCGTACGAGCGTTCCCCGCTGTTCTGGGCCGCCGACGCCGCCGTGCGCCGCGCCCTGGAGATGGCCGGAGGCCGCCTCGTACCCGGCCCGGCGCGGGCCAAGTACGCCGTGCCGAAGCACGAACTGCACACCATGGTCGTCGCCGACCCCGACAGGGTTCCGTCGCTGCTGGCCGGGGCGTGGGCGCACGTCCGTGACCAGGCCCCGGCGCTCGGGGTTGACCCGGACGGCCTGGAGGACACGCTTGGCCGGTACTGCACGGAGCTTCTGACTCGCGGTATCGCCCATGAGCCGAAGTTCCTCAAGTCGATGCTGCGCGGGGACACCTCGTCATGATCGAAAACGACGCGGAGATGCAATGACTCAGCCGCTCCCTGACGCCGCCGCCCAGAAGCAGGCCGCCGCTGAAGTCTTCGCCCAGTACGAGCCACCCCTGTACGAGGCATACCTGGAGATGATGTTGGAGTGGCTGGCCGCCGTGAAGGCCGCCATGTTCACCGGCGGCGTAGCTCGCCTCGGCCTGATACCCGACCCGATCCGCGTCTTCTCGCAAGGCCCGAAGTGGGCCGCGCTCACCTCCCAGTACACGGCGAAGGTCGCCGAAGAAGTCCTCTCCGCCCCCTACCGGGACCTATTCGCCAACGGCACCCTCTTCGAGTCGCGCCCATTCGTCCGTAACTGGATCTCCCAGCGGGAGAACCGCCTCAGCCGGGTTCCCGACGAGGTGTTCGGGGCCGTCTCGAAGATCATCGACTCGGCGACCACCAACGGGGCCAGCATCCCCGACGTCGCCGCCCAGGTGGAGCAGCTGTTCGACGGCACCGATGTGCAGAAGTGGAAGAACCGGGCCCGGACCGTTGCACGCACGGAGGTCGTTGGCGCTTACAACGGTGGGCTCTACGACGCCTTCGCGATGATCGTCGAGAACGACCCGGACACCACGTACATGAAGCGCTGGCTGGCCACCGACGACCAGCGGACACGACCGGACCACCGGGAGGCCGACGGCCAGCTGGTGCCGTGGGGTACGCCATTCGACGTAGGCGGCTTCGCGATGCAGTACCCGCACGACCCGGCCGGGCCGCCGCAGGAGGTCATCAACTGCGTTGTCGGATCAACCGAGGTTCGCTGGCCGGGGCAATCGGTACAGGGTTCGACGCGGCGGCGCTACAGCGGCGCGATCGTCAAGCTGGTCACGGCCGACGGTCACAATCTCACCATCACCCCGAACCACCCGGTACTCACCCCCGCCGGGTACGTCCCTGCTGGTCTGCTCAGCCCAGGACAGCAGGTCATGGCAACCCCTCAGGTCGGCACGCCAGGCGTATCCGACGCTCCACCCAGCATCGAGCAGGTCCACCGCTCGGCGAGCCAGTCTGGGATTGAGAAGCGGGTTGTAGGCAGCCGAATGGACTTCCACGGCGACGGAGCCGAGACGGAAATCCAGGTTGTACGACCCCACGGCCACCTGAGCCTCAATCTGCCACCCACCCAGCCAGGCCGCCTTCGAGAGGATGGCCTCGTTGGGTTCGACGGCGGAAAGGTTGCGCTGTCGGGTGCTAGCGATGGTGTAGTAGCGCTCATCGACGCTGGTTATTACACGGGCGGGAGCAGCCGTGCGACGCCGCCCCTCGTTGGCGGGGATGGCCTGCGCGCGCCGCTCGGCATCAGTGAGGCGGGCCATCCGGAGGTGACCGGATTCGCTAAGTCCTCGTACCTCAAGGCCCATCAGGCGAAGTCGCAAGATAATGGTCGAACGGCTGACGCCGACTTCCTTGCTCATCTGCAAGACGCTTTGGCCGCTGGCATGACGCCGACGGAGGTCGTCGAGATCGAGCTGCTTACGGAGTCCCATGACGTATTCAACCTTTCGACATCTGACCGCTGGTACAGCGCCAATGGTATCGCCGTGCACAACTGCCGCTGCACCCTCCTATTGGAGATCAAAAACGAACCGACGGAGATGAGCAACCGCCAGTACAAAGACGACCTGGCCGCCGCCGGTTACCCCCGCTCCATGACCCTCATGCAGTTCGTCTGCGACGACGGCTCCTTCTGCCAGCAGACGCACAAGCCTGGACTCTGCAAGGGGCAGAAGCGTGGCCAGGCCGAGCCGGGCACGGAGCAGGAGCAGAAGAAGACCCCTGCCGCTGTCGCGAAGACCGCCGTGCGGGGTTTGACCGACGCCATCGGCAGGGCGCAGCAGATTGCGCAGGCCAACGCGATTCGTGACCCGAAGCTCGCCGCGATGGCCCGTAAGGCGGTAGCCGACTACCAGAAGGCCCTCAAGCCTCACGTGCAGACGCTCCAGGAAGCTGCACGTGCAGACGAGAAGGCGAAGCGTGTCGGCGAGCAGGACGCCCGCCAGCAGGACGCGATGGACAAGCGCGACCAGAAGAAGCGGGAGACGCTGAAGAAGCGCGCTGAAGCGATCATCGACCGCCGGAAGCGGCAGGCCGCCGAGCAGAAGAAGCTGAAGGGCATGACCCCGAAGCAGCGTGCCGAGTACCGTAAGGCGAAGTCGGAGGCCGCGCGTAAGCAGCGTGAGGCGCAGGAGAACAAGCTCATCAAGCAGGCCAACTCCGCGTAACCCGAAGCGGCGTTCCGCAGGTCCATGATCGAAAACGATCGGTAGGATACGGGCATGAAGCTGAGCGGGCTCGTCTCCATCAATGGCGGCAAGTGGTTCGAGTCCGCCGAGGTCGAGTTCGGCGAGCTGGCACCCGACGAACCGTTCCCGTCCCCGGTGGCCTACAAAGACCTCTCCTTCGGCGAGGTCGACGAGGTCTGCTCGATGGTCGCCTCCGCGATGCCCGTACCCGACGCGCAGCACGCCCTGTTGATGGCCCACGCCGCCCTCTACCAGGACGACGACGCCCACGAAACCTGCACCCTGACCGCCTGCCTGAACCCGCTGCATCCCGGGCCGTGCAAGGGATGGAAGGGCAACCTGTTCAAGGTCGCCCCGCACGCCTACCACGCCCTGGAGTCCGCCCGCGTCGAGAAGGCCAACGCCCTGCGGGTCAAGAAGATCGAGCTACTGAAGAAGCTCGGCAAGCCGATCCCGAAGAAGCTGCTCCAGCCCATCGTCGCCAAGCCGCACCCGCACGCGGGCAAGACCGCCAACGCGGCCACCGGCGAGGCCCACACCGCCGGTCAGGCCGTCTCCGACGCCGCTGGCGTGCACGTCAACGAGCCCGGCAAGGTCACCCTCGGGCAGGCCGTCAAGCAGATCAAGGCCACCGACGCGACCCCGGAGAAGGGGCCGAAGGGTAAGAAGCCGACGGTTGCCTCGAAGGGCATCGCGGCGGTCATCGCGCAGGAGAAGGTCACCCCGCAGTACAAGCTCGACAAGGCCGCGAAGATTACCCCGGAGCAGTGGAACGCGCTGTCGGCCGACGAGAAGTCGATCATTCGCGGCGAGCTGGCCAACATCCAGAAGGAAGGGTTCGGCCCGCAGCAGAAGAAGGCCAGCGAACTGCTGGACGCGCTCCCCGCGCAGGGCTTGAAGGGCGGCGGCACCGACACCGTCACCACCCCCAAGGGCCAGGTCATCCAGAAGGTGAGTGTCAAGGACGCCGCCACCGAGAAGGCCGCGCCCGAATTCAACGATGCCCAGAAGGCCGCTCTCGACGCCTTCGGGATTCACAGCCATCTGAAGTCGACCGAGAAGAAGATAGCCGCCGCTACCGCCCTGACCGCCGACGAATTCAAGGCTCTTCCCGAAAAGCGACAGGAAGACATCAAGGCATTCCTGAAGCAGATCCACAAGTACAACCCGGACCTGAAGAAGACCGTCGCGCAGGCGATGGTCAAGTTCACCAGCGGGAACGCTCAGTCTGCGTGGCAGAAAGAAGCCGACCACCCCGGATACACGCCGACCATGACCCTGGTCGGCAAGCACCTACTGGAGTCCGGATCGCTCGGCAAGAGCAAGGCGTCCGTACAGGAGCGCATCGACACCTATTCGAAGCTGACCGTTGACGAGTTCCACAACCTGACCCCGCAGGAGCAGGCTTTCGTTCTGCATGAGCTGTCGCAGATGCAGAAGCAGGCGGGCAAGGATTCGAAGATCAATGGCAAGCTTGTCGCCGAACTGCACGCCAAGTTTTCGCCCCCCGCCGCCTCGAAGACCCCTGAGCCAGCCCCGCTCAAGGCGGAGGCCGCGAAGCCGAAGCTCGGCGGTGGCCTGCCGAACACGGCGTCGCCGCTCGGCATCCAGAAGCTGCTCAAGGAGCACGGCTCCCTGGACCTCACATACGCGAAGGGCACCGACTACGAGAAGCACTTCGCCGACGTCGGCCTGCCGGGCAAGGGCGACCACGAGCACTACCTGGTGAACGAGGGCCAGGGGAACTGGTACGTCACCGACAAGGACGGCAAGAACCTGCAGTTCTTGTCGAAGTCCAGCGGGGTGCACCTGAGCCCGGCTTCCGAGAAGCCCGCCAAGGCGAAGCTCGGCGAGCTGACGCCGGGCACGCCGGGCACGATCACCACGCCGTCGGGCAAGACGTACCAGAAGGTGGAGCTGAAGCCCGAAACTCCCAAGATCGAAAACGCTGCGGAGTCCGCGCCTAAGGCTCCTGAGCTGCCCAAGCATGTCCAGCACGCCGCCGCTATGGCCAACCACGAAGCGCTCGGCGCTGGCCTGTCGAAGAACCACCTCGCCGCGTACCAGAAGCTGACCCCCGAGGAGTTCAAGAGCCTGCCCGAGGCCACCCAGGGCAAGATCATTCAGGAGCTGGAGAAGGGGCAGACGAAGTTCCTGGACCCGAAGAAGATCGCCGCCGCCAAGGAGCTGATCACCAAGTTCCAGGCAGGCAAGACCAGCGCTGCGCCCAAGGCGTCCGAGGTCGGATTCGCCACGCACCTGACTGACCACACGGTCTCCGATGCCCAGGCGAAAAAGGTCGCCGCCGGGGAGCCGGTCGCCGTGCATGCCGCCATGGCCAAGGATCTCGCGGGGCTGGAGGCCGCCGACAGCCCGGAATTCGCGTTGCACTCGCCCGACGCGAAGAAGTACGGGCAGATCCTCGCGGAAATGCCGCTGCACGGACAGCCCCCGGAAGTGCTGAAAGACCCGGCTGTCAAGGCGGCTGTCACCAACCTTGAGGCCGTCGCAAGCGACTTTCGGGGTGGTCAGCTGGCGCTGAAGGCGAAGCAGAGCGCATTCAGCAAGATCAACATGACGCTCAAAGGTGACCAGGGCAAATTGTCCCCGATCCAGAAGGCGTCCCTCGCCCAGTACCAGCAGTACTTGCTCAACCATCCGATAGACACCAGCCCTGAAACACTCGCCAAGCTGGAAGACGAAGTAACCAAGGCCCAAGGGGATCTGGCATCCGCCATCAAGGTTGCCAAGATGCCGAAGCCCGACGAGATGTCCCCGGCGCAGCTCGACTCGAAGGTCGGCGAACTGCTGGGCGCTGAGGCCGTCACCCCCAAGGTCAACCTGACCATGGCGGAGCTGAAGGACGCCCACGCCCTCGGCAAGAAGATGGCGCACATCGGCACCGAGAAGTACTCGGCGGCCACCCTGGAGAATCCCGAGGTCGCCGCGAAGCTGAAGGCGGTCGAACAGGCCGCCGGGCAGCTCGCCGCCACCGGCGAGAACAAGAAGAAGCTCCTCGCGCACCTGGGCAAGCACCACAACAAGGCGATCGAAGCCCACAACGCCGGGGCGGGCACCTTCAACGCGCAGCAGATCGCCGTGATCAAGGCCCACGCGGAGAAGATCAAAAAGGATCACGCGTACCTGGATACGGTCGTCCAGGAGCAGATGGACAAGCTCACGGCGGCCAGCAAGGCGTTCGACGCCGCCGCCGACGCAGTCCAGGCCGCCCCGCCCGCCCCTACCGTCCTGTCGGACTACGACCAGGCCACCATCTCCGACGCGTTCGGCAACAACTGGGCCAAGCTGGCGTCCAAGGCCGTCGTGTACGGCCTGAAGACGTACAGCCAAAAGTCCGAGATGAAAGCCCACCCGGAATATGCAGGCTTGACGCAGGATCTCGGCAACCTTCAGGCCGCCGTCAAGAAGCTCGCCCTCGCGCACGCCCACGAGCACACCGCCGAACTGAACATCCCCATCGATCCCGAGACCGGCTTCAAGCTCAACGGCCCGGAGAAGAAGGCGTGGCTGCTGGCCGCGAAGGAGCGGATGCAGGCCGAGCAGGACTACAACCAGCTCCACAAGGTCGCGCAGGCCAAGCTCGACAAGATCCGCACGGATGTCGGGCTGAAGAAACGCGCCCTCCCCAAGATCGACTCCCCGGCGCTCAAGGCCGCAGCCGCCGAAACCGCCTACTACAAGACCGCCGGGTACGGCGGCCCTAACTACAACAAGCCCGCCAAGGCCAAGAACTACCTGGCCGCGAAGGTCGGCCCGAAGCTCGGCGTCACCCACCAGTCCGCAGCCGAGAAGAAAGCCGAGAAGGCCGCCGACGCCGACGCAGTCCAGGCCGCCCCCGGCGCGAAGCTGGAACCGGTCACACTCGGCGGCGCAGACTCCTCGATCGCCGGTATCCCCGACGACATCAAGAAGCAGATCACCGCCGACTTCAAAGGCATGCCGTCCGGGAAGTACCTCGCCGACCCCGCCGCGGACATCTTCGACAACCTGGTCGTACTGGCCGCCGCCCACGGCAAGACCCTGCCGGGTGGCATGTCCGTCGACCAGGTCCTCAAGACGATCGACGAGACGCACGCGAAGAACCTCGGCGTCGCCAACTCGGGGATGCTGCACAAGAAGATCACCGACTGGTTGGGGACCGCCGAAGGCAAGCGGTACGCAGAGTCCCACTCGTCTCCGAACGCGAAGAAGGTCAAGCAGCTCAGCGGTGAGGTGGACCTGCCGCCGGGAGTGGTGCTGAAGCCGGGCGAGAAAGTCCAGCCAGTTGCCGGGCCCGGCCCGCACGACGAGTCGATCCCTACGTCGGCGTTCAAGTCGCACACCTCGGCCGAGGCGCAGGCCGAGCAGGACGCCTACAAGAAGGCCCAGGGCATCGTCTGGACGTCGGCGCAGAAGAAGGCGATGACCGCCTACACGGGCAACGGTGAAGAGGCGTACACGGGCATCAACAACTGGTTGCGCGGCAAGACCGGCTACGCCCCGATCGTCAAGCAGTACGCCGTCGACATCCAGTCGGCCATGATGCCGCTGCGCGAGCACACGCTGCTCAAGCGCGGCACGGGCTACTCCGGCCTGCCGTTCAACGCTGACACGGTGATGGATTGGAAAGGTAAGACCTTCGAGGACAAGGGCTTCACCTCGTCCTCGGTGGCTGGCTCGGGCGGGCATTTCTCGGGCCAGCCGTTGCAGCTCATTATCGAGGCCCCGAAGGGCACTCCTGCGGTTTTCGTGAATGGCATCTCGCATTACAAGAACAGCGAGAACGAGATGCTGCTGGCTGCTGGAACGAAGTTCAAGGTGCTCGACGTCAGTAAGACGACCGGCGGTCACGTCGTTATGCGGGTTCGCATCGTGGGAGACATGTAATGGCTGAGAAAGACGAGATCATCGATCCCGCGCTGCAGCACCTCGACGACCATTACGGTGACGTTGTGTGGCAGGAAGTGCCAGAGCCGAAGGCGTCTGGGCCGGGGCTTACGCCTGCTGAGGCCCGGAAGTTTCTGCGCGGGTTGCGGCCGGTGCAGAAGGCGGTTCAGAAGCTGGGTGAGGTAGCCAAGAAGAAGGGTTGACAAGAGCGTCAAGGGGTGTCTACTATAGGTCTACAAGGTTGACAGACCAAGGAGGCACCACATGAAGCTCGGCCACACGAACGACGAGATCAAGTTCAGCCACACCGTCGGCACCGTCGCCCGCTACGTCGTGATCCTCGACGGCGAGCCCACGATGCACATCTTCTGCGACCTGGTGGACGAGACTCGCACCATCACCATCGCCCCCGCCAAAGGCAACGGCGGCGGTGAGCAGGCCACCAAGGGCACCTTCACCACCACCGTCGACCTGCTCACCGACGGCGACGGCATGCCGCTCGGCGTCGCCAAGCCCCGCGTGGACGAGAAGTCGGTCTACGCCTACGTCGTTCCCCGCCTGCACGTGCTACTCGGCCGCCTGCTGCGCGCCGCCTGAACCCACCCACGGGAGCCTCAGCCGACCGGCTGGGGCTCCCTTTCGTACGAGGAGGAAACCGTGAAGGACATCAAGCAGGACCTGACCGACCGGGCGCTGCTGCTGCGCTCCCGCTATGAGGCCGCGTTCGGCGTCGGCTCGGATCGTGACGACCGCTGGTGCGAGCTGTACGCGGGCGTTGTCGAGAAGGGCCTGCACGACAGCCCGGAGAGCGCCCTGCGCGCTGTGCGCGCCATCGTCGACCCCGCAGAGATGGGCACTGCCGCGTTCTGGCGGACCCCGCTGGGCGTGCTGGTGTTCGCTGCTGGCGGGTACCCGAACGAGACGTTGCCGCAGACCTTGGCAGCGCTGGTGCTGGGCTGTTCCCGGCAGTACGTGAGCGAGATGGTGAAGACGGGGAAGCTGGCCGCGCCGCACGCGGAGAGCCGGATGGTCGGCTCGGCGGCTGTGCGGGATCTGCTCCGCCGCAAGCTTGACAGGCTCGTCAACTAGGATGTATGCTGTAGGCAGACAGATCGAGGAGGACGACATGAGCAACGCCTACGGCCCCCGCAGCACCCGCAAGCTCCAGGCGCAATGGCGCGCCATTGTCAGCAACGCCACCGGCCGCCACGGACAGCGCGCCAAGGCCGCCACCCGCTTCGCCTGCTCCACCGGCCTGCGCCCCGGAACCGGCCGCTGGTACGCCGCCGCCCTCTGGTCATACAACCAGCACTGAGGAGAACCCCATGACCAAGACACCCATGGATCGGATGCTCGGCGTCACCTACGGCCTCGCCTACGGCGACGCCCTCGGCCGCCCCACCGAGTTCGTCGACAGCAAGACCCTCGCCAGGTTCGGCAGCCCCTTCCGCGACACGATCGGCCTCAACAGCGTTCACAGCGGCATCGTCACCGACGACACGCAGATGTCCCTCGCCGTCGCCAAGGCCGCCCTCATCGCCGACTCCGACCCGGACCCGCAGACGATGGCCGACCGGTTCGTCAAGGAGTTCATCGGCTGGCACAAGGACCCGAAGTCCCGCGACGGGAAGCGCGCCCCCGGCGGCACCTGCCTCGGCGCGGTCGGCGCACTTATCTACAACCCGCGACAGTGGCTGCTCGCCACCCGACCGGACAGCAAGGGCAACGGGGCCAACATGCGCGTCGCGCCGCTCGCCCTGCGTACCGACTGGTCGTGGGACACCCTGGCCAAGGCGTCGCAGCTGCAGGCCGCCATCACCCACGGCCACCCGACCGCGCTGGCCGCCGCCAACCTGACCGCCGTCGCCGTCCGGATGCTGCTGGAGGGTATCGCCAAGCCGAACGAGACGCTGCTGGATCACCTGCTCGCGTACGCCGTCGACAACCGCGAGGTCTACCACGGTGACTGGCTGGGGCACCTGTGGGAGCAGACGCCGAAGCCGCTGCCGCAGGCCGGGCTGTGGGAGCATGACGTGTGGGCGGGCATCGAGACTATCCCCGGCGTGCGTATCAAGCTTCCGCCCGCGCCGAAGCCGATCGTCCACCCGCGCCGTGCCACGCCGAAGTCGCCGCAGGAGTACATCATGCGGGGCTGGGACGAGATGATTGACGCCCTGCTCGCGGTGTACGAGGCTCCCCGCCGCCGGAACGAGGACCCGTGCAAGATCGGCGGAGAGGGCTGGATTGCGGAGGAGGCCATTGCGGTGTCGCTGCACACCTTGCTGTGCTTCCCGGGCAACCCGACCGACGCTCTGCGCCGGGCGGCGTTCACCAACGGCGACTCCGACTCGATCGCCAGTATCACGGGCGCGCTGGCCGGGGCCGCGTACGGCCGCCGGGCGTTTCCGCACCACTGGATGGCGAACCTGGAGTACCGGCGGGAGATCGACTCCGTGACGGCGAGGCTGGCCAGCGCCGCCCGTTAGCGACGTGGACCCGCGTCAGGGGTTTGAGCCGCTGGCCCCGGCGGGCGCAGAGCAGGTCCCGGTACCTGTCCGCGAAAGCCGGGAAACCGCAGCCCCCGCACTTGCATAGTGCGGGGGCTGTACCATCCGAGCAGACAGACACGTAGGAGGAGAACATCATGAACTTCAACAGCCACCCCCGCCCCCTCGCGGTCACCGCCCTGACCGTGGCCTGCCTGGCGGCGCTCACCGCGTGCACGCCGCACGCGGGCGGATCGTGCAACCCGAAGAAGGACTTCAGCTACTTTTCGACGCACACCGAGCACGGCAAGACCACCACAACCAAGCTGGTGTGCAAGCAGGTCGGCGTGAACAGGTACGAGTGGAGGAAGCCGTGACCGCGCTCAGGGACCGCAGCATCGACACCATGTATCGGCCCGGCAAGGTCGCCGCCCTCATCGCCGACTGCTCGACCGGCCTCGGCTTGATCACCGTCGGCCTCGGCCTGATCGTGTACGCGCTCATCGTCCGGTGAGGGGCGGCACGATCGGCGCGCTGACGTTCCTCGGCTGGCTGGTGCTTGTCGCCGTCCTGCTGCTCGTTCTCTAGATCAAAAACCATGAGGAGACATGCCATGGACCTGGTATTCGGCTCCCCGGAGCATGCCGCCCAGATCGCCGAGGGCCGCCACCCCGGCATCCGTGACGGCCTTCAGTGGCTCACCTTCACCCACCTTCCCCCGGCCCTACAGCGTTACTCGTCGCCGTTCTACTGCTCCGCCGCCGAGCTGGTCGATGCCGTCCGCACCGACTCGCCCGAGCTGACCTCCGCCATTAACCGGCTCATCGAGGCGAAGGATTCTGCGGTACGCGCCGGGATCCGCCACGACACCGGCCGCGCCGGATCGGTCCCGCGTCCGCAGGCGATCACCGTGCCGCCGGTGTTGAGCGACCTGGAGGCCCGGGAGGGCTTGGCGCGTGATGCCGCGATGGAACGGCGCGAGCGTGCGTAGGGATACCTGACCGCAGGCCGTATTCTGGTCGGCGACGAGAGGGGTACGCATGGGGACCGCGTGGAAGATGCCGATTGCTGTCATCGGGAAGCCGACCGGCGACGGCCGCCAGTTCGACGCAGGGGCCCTGTCCCACCGGGATCTGCCACTTCCCTTCCGGTACGTCGCCGAGGACTCCGGCGGCCACCAGAACGCGGTGATCGTCGGCCACATCTCCAAGGTCGGCCAGGAGAAGGACGGCCTGCTGCCCGCCCAAGGCGAGTTCTACGACGGCGAGGAATGGCCCGAGGACGTCCGCAACGCCGCTACGGCCGCGCGGATGTTCGTCGGCAAGAAGGTGATCGGCCCGTCCGTGGACCTCGACCAGGCGGAAATTGAGCATGTTCCGGAGCCGAAGGCGTACGCCGCGTGGAAGAAGGAGCAGGCCGGAAAGCTGAAGGCCGCGAAGCTGGCCCACGCTGCTGCGTCCGGCGGGGACTGCGGCTGCGGCGGCCCCGTCATGGCGGAAGAGGCGTACCCGGGGCCGAAGCTGCGGATGGTCCGTAAGGGACGCTTCGCGTCGGCGACACTGGTGCACATTCCCGCGTTCGCGGAGCTGGCGGGGCACGCGAAGCTGACGCCGATCGACTCCCACGACCCGAACGTGGACGGCACCACCGCAGCATTGCGGATGGCGATCGACGGCGAGGCCTTCATCGACGCCGACACCGGCGAGTTGATCGAAAACGATATGGAGTTCGGCGCTGCGCAGGACGAATGCGACGCCGAAGCGCTGGCGGTCGCCAACCGCAAGAAGCGCAACCCGAAGGCCGCCCAGGTCAACCAGGACGACGAAGAGTTCGGCTCCGGCATCTGGCTCTCCGACGCCGACTTCGAAGAGTTCGCCCGCAAGAAGCTTCCTCGCCCCAACAGGGCCGACGAGCCGGAGATGCAGGGCACCGACGGCGAGCAGGCCCAGGGCGGCTCTGGCCTTGGCGGGGGCACCTACGCCGCGCCGGACGTCACCAAGGCGGGCGTACGGAACAAGCTGGACGACGCCGACTTCGTCGACCCGGAAGGCCGCCGCTTCCCGATCGCCTCCTGCGCCGACATCGCCGACGCCGTGTCCTCGTACGGGCGGGCCAACCCGAAGATCCCCTACGCGAAGTTCAAGACCCGGCTGACCGCCATCGCCAAGCGCAAGGGCTGCGCCGACAGCCTCCCCGAGAACTGGAAAGCCGGAGAGAAGATGGCCGCACTCATGGCCTCCGCCGCCCCCACCGCCCCGCCCAAGGAGTGGTTCGACAACCCGAAGCTCACCGGCCCGACACCGCTGCACATCGGCGACGACGGCCGCGTCTACGGGCACGTCGCCGTCTGGGACACCTGCCACGTCGGCATCGGCGACTCCTGCGTCAAGCCACCCAAGTCCCTCACCTCGTACGCGTACTTCCACACCGGCGAGGTGAAGACCGCCGACGGTTCCCGCGTCGCTGTCGGTCGCCTCACGTACGGTGGCGGCCATGCCGCCCCGAATCTCGGCTACCGGGCGGCGGCCGAGCACTACGACCGCACCTCCAACACCGGCGCATATGTGCGCGCAGGCGAAGACGACCACGGCATCTGGGTGGCAGGCATGCTCGCCCCGGACGCCGACGAGGCCGCCGTCTTCAAGATGCGCGCCGCGCCGCTGTCCGGCGACTGGCGGCGAGTCGGTACCAACCTGGAGATGGTCGCCGCCCTGCACGTCAACACCGCAGGCTTCCCGATCCCCCGCGTCGGCCTCGCCGCCTCAGCCGCCCCGGGGGCCCTTGACGAAGACGGCGACGTCTTCTCGCTCGTCGCCGCCGGTTCTCTGGTCAACGTCGCCGACGAGGCGGACACGGTCGCCGCGCTGACCCTGTCGGCCGCGCTCCAGGACACGGAGGCTCTGGGCCGGGCCATCGCCCGCGCCATGGCCGAAGAGAACGCGAAGATCAGCGAAGCGGCGTTCCGCGCTGAGCGGGAGGGCGAATGGCGCGAGCTGGTGGCGTCGGCTACGGCGGACGATATCCGCCCGGCTTACGATGATGCTCTGGGCGATCTGGTTTTCGCCCTGGCGGAGGAGTAGGAGGAAGGGTCCCGATGGGATGTAACTGCGGCGGCAATTCAGGGTTGGCCAACTACGAGGTGGTCTACACCCAGAACGGCGAGAAGAAGACGAAGACCTTCAGCGCGGTGAAGGAGGTCGAGGTGACAGCGTTCGCCGCGAAGAACCCCGGCTCGACGTACCGCAAGACGTCCTGATCACAGCAAGAAGCCCGCTCGCCTCTTCCCTGGCGAGCGGGCTTCTTGCTGTCCATACACCCCACCTGACAAGCTCGTCAAGTGGGGTGTATGGACTTTATTCAGGGGCTACGGGACGCGGAATGACACGATCCCCGTGTGGTTGGCCGTGTTGCCGCCGATCCACGGCGACGCCAGATTGCCGCTGGTGTTCGCGTACAGCGTGGACGTGCCGTAGCCGCCGTCCGTGCAGGTGCTGGTGTGGTAGACGGTGATGTTCTTCGGCGTCAGGTTCTTGACCGAGTAGGTCAGATGGTCGAGACCGTTCGCGCCGGTCTGGTAGCAGCCTGCCGCGACGCTCGACCGGAACCACGCGTTACACGACTGGCTGAGGTAGCACGGGTACAGGCACAGCTGATTCGAGCTGCACGCCCCGTTGGCGAGGGCCGGGGATTCGGCCACGGCTACGGTACCGGCGCTGAGCCCCAGCGCGAGGGCGAGGGCGGCGAGCACCCTCAGGAACTTGTTACGCATCTGTCCTCCGATTGGGGCAGGGAAAAAATTGGGGACCTGACCAGGATCTACGGCCCGGGGCGCGACTTGATCGCCTTCTCCTCCGGGGGGCCTGGCCGGTCCCCGATTCAGTTGTCCGGCAGGGGGTTGGGCGTGGCCTTCGGCGATCCCTGGAGGCTCTTGTCTTCGGCCGCTTCCGCTCGGTGGCTTGGCGCGCTTTCCGATCTTTCCTCCTGGGCATCCCCTCGCCCCTGTCTGCTATCAGCATACAGCATGCTTGCCAGGAAGCGCAAGAGCCGTATCCTGCCAATAGACAAAGGAGGCTGCGAAATGCCGAGAGCGCAGCAGTGCACAAACTGTACGAAGTGGACCGTAGTACGTCTGACCGACGACGGGCTCCGCATAGCAGGCTGGCTGGTCTATGACGGAAGATCCCTGACCGACAAGCCCCTACACGTGCGCATCTGCCCCGACTGCCAGAAACGGATGGCTAGGCAGTACGGGAAAGGACGGCGGAGAAAAGCACCTCCGCCGGTACTGCCGGGTCTACGGCTACCGCCTCGGGCTTGACGGCCTTGCCCTGCGTGTCCGTGCCCCGAAGGTGCGTCTCAACCTCGATCCAGCCCTGATTCTCCAGCTCCTCGCGGATCTCCTCCGGTGAGACGTTCTGGTACCACTCGTTGTCGATCAGCCCCTGTACGGCTTCGATGCCGGAGTGGGCCGGGCGGCCCGGCCCTGCGCAGGTGAAGATCAGCCAGCCGCCGGGGCGGAGGATGGCGTAGGCGGTGGCGATGATGTCCCGCCAGTGCTTGGCGTGCTCGAAGGTCTCGGTACACAGGACCAGGTCGTATGTGCCGAACTTGAAGTAAGGGTTGACGGCGCAGATGTCCGCCGCATCGGCTACGACGTCCACGTTCGGGCCAGGCCGCAGGTCGAGAACGTGATACGGGTTCGCGTTCGGGAACAGCGCGCGAGTGGAGCCGTTGAGGTCACGGCCGCCGATGTCCAGCACGGCCAGGTCTTCGTCGGTCCGGAACTGGCCGACCCAATCCAGCACCTCAGTGTGCATCTACGCCCTCGTTTTCGATCATGGTCTTCTCCTACTTGCCGTGCTCGTAGACGCGCAGCGCAGCGCCATCGGCCCCGTACATGATCTCCGGGTTCCGGTAGTAGTTGTACCGGCGAAGCCACAGCTCACGGTCCGTGTCCTCCGCGCCCTGCCCGAGCTGGTACACCTCGTCCTGCTGGCCCTTGCCCCACAACGGGTGCATGTGCTCGACGTGCGACAGCAGGCACGGAGCCCACGCGTCGACCTGCTTGGCGGCCTCGACGATCTCGTTGTCTACGAACCAGTGCCGGTATCCCTCGTGGCAGACGATGCCCGGCCCGTCCCAGGACGCGCCCGTGTTCGCGACGTACGACCGGCGGATGAACAGGTGCGTCGCGTGCTCCCCTGCCATCACCATCTGGTTGCCGAGGTCGTTGGTGCCGATCACGTGCCTGCCGGGCCACTTCCGGGCGACCTCCATCGCCTGGTCAAGCCAGCCGGGGTGGAACTTCACGTCGTCACCGACGATGAACAGCCACTCCTCGTCGGAGATCTCGTAACCCCGGTTCACCTTCTCCGCGAAAGAGCCGACGGTGCGCAGGTAGTGATGTGCGTCGACCTGCTGGACCGGGTACGGGATACCGTTCCACTTCATCCACGCTTCCTGTGTGGTGTAGTCCTCGGCGTCGGTCATCACGTACACGGTGACCCGCCCGCGCTGTTCCTGGCTGAGGCTGCGGGCCAGGGAGTCCAGGAATGGCAGGGCGTTGTCGCGCAGCGCCACCGGCACGATGACCGCGACTTCTTCGGTGGCTTCTGGAACCTGCTTCTCCCGGATCGGCGAGGTGCGGGCGGCCTGCTCGGCGGCCTCCCGGTTGACCATCAGCTTCGGCCACTGGTCGGGCGGCAACGGTATGACGTTCGACGGCGGCGGCGTGAACGGCCTCTGCCGGTAGTCGGGGAGACTCCACCAGACAGCCTTCTGATGGCTCGTGACCACGCCCGTGTGCACGAGTACCGGAAGGTTCACCTGGTGGGCGCGCAGGCAGAACGACACGTCTTCTCCGCACAGCTCCCCGTCCGGGCCCGGGATCCGGTCGAACCAGATGTGCGGCGGCGCGCCCCGCTCCTGTAGCCACGCCGAGATCTTCTCGTACACCGACCGGTGAGTGAGCAGCATGCCGGTCCCGGTGGCCCCGACGCGGGTCACCTGATCGGGGGCGATCTCCGAGCGGGCTACCATCTTGTACGCGCCCGGCATGCCGTTCTGCGGCTCCACCCACGCCCAGTCGTACAAGGTCGGGGCGAGACTGGACCGCAAGCCGCCCTTGAAGTCGTGGCCGAACTCGCCCTCAATGAAGCACAGCGCGCCCACGATCGGGGCGGTTTCTGGGTCGGCGACCGACAGCAGCTTCTCCAGGGCGTCCTGTTCGAAGCCGATGTCCGAGTCGATCCAGAGCAGCCAGTCCGATTCGCTGGACAGGAACGCGGCAGCGGCCGTGTTGCGGGCGTGGGACAGTTCCATCGACCGGCCCCATACGGGGGCGAACGAGCCGTTGTTCATGAGGCCCGAGTTGTGCAGCAGATGGTTCCCGTGGGCTTTGTCGTAGGCCCCCATTCGCCATAGGGATTCGACGTAGTTCCAGCCCGCTTCGGTCAGGTGCGGGGTGCCGATGCACACCCTTTCCCCGGCGCGGGGGTTGAGCGCTCTGGCCAGCGCTTCGCGCGCCGCCCGATAGGCGGCCATTCCTTCGGGCGATAGTGGGTTAGGGACGTCGTTCAACTCCATACGGCCTCCTCCTCCGATTCCGGCAGGGTACCCGCTATGATCTCGCCAGGTGCATCCGTGTCTCGCTACGGTCCGGCGGAGCGCTCGCAGTGAAGAGAGCACACGGTGAAGGTGAACCTGCCCTTCCAGGTCCCGACCGACGGCGACGGCAACTACGTCTTCGCTGGCATGTCGGCGGACGACCTGACCGCCATCCGCGCCAAGGCGCGTGACGCGGCGACGCGGTACGCGGAGATGGACGTCTCGGACGTGACCGACGCCGACGTCGAGACGATGCGCGAACTGTCCAAGATCGTCAAGGGTGTCGACGCCGAGCGCAGCCGCGTCTCCAACGCGGGTGACGCGTTTGCCGCGCTCTCGCACGCCCTCGGCGACGAGGACGACACTGACGACGAGCCAGCGGAGGCCGAGCCCGCCGCGACGACGGCAGCGGCCAAGCCTGCCGCGCCAGCAGTCGCCGACGTCGCCTCCCAGACGACCCCCGCCGCTCCGGCAACGGTGCCGCAGCAGGCTCCCGCCGTCATCCTCGCCGGGGCGAACAACCCGGATTACTCGTTCGGCGAAGAGCTGAACTGGGACAAGGTCGGCTCCCTCGTCGAGAAGCGCTACCTGCAGTACTCGGCGTTCGCGGGGGCGGGCGGTTCCCGCCGGGACCCGATCGCCCAGTTCAAGATCGATTACCCGAAGGAGCTGACCGCGGCCGGACCGCAGGCGGACTCCACCGCGGTCATCGACTATGCCGCCAGCGAGCGGCGGCTGCCCGGCGGCTCCCTGCTCGCCTCGGTGGAGATGAAGCGTAAGGCGGCGCTCGCGCAGGGCGCGCCGAACGCGCTGACGGCGGCCGGTACCGGCTGGTGCGCCCCGTCCGAGGTCATCTACGACCTGTGCGAGCTGGAGTCGGCCGACGGCATGCTCGACATCCCGGAGATCAACGTCTCGCGGGGCGGCATCAAGTACACGACCGGCCCGGACTTCTCGGCGATCTACACGGGTTCGGGGTACTTCCACTACACCGAGTCGCAGATCATCTCGGGTGTCACCAAGCCGACGATGCCGGTTCCGTGCCCGACGTTCACCGACACCCGGCTGGAGGCCGACGGTCTGGCGATTCAGACGGACCTGCTGCAGCTGCGCGGGTACCCGGAGCTGATCGCGCGGTTCGTGCGGGGTGCAATGGTCGCGCACGCCCACAAGATCAACCAGTTCATGATCAACGCCTTGGTGACCGGCTCCACCGCCCTCACCCTCCCGTCCGGCGTCGCCAGCCACACCCCCGGCGCGGGCACCACCTGGGCAACCGACCACTCCGTCGTCACCACACTCCTGACCGCCCTCGACATGGCGATCATGGACTACAAGTACCGGCAGCGGATGGCCCTCAACTCCACCCTCGAAGTCATCTTCCCCTACTGGGCGCTCGCCTGGATCCGGTCCGACATCGCCCGAAAGAACTTCTACGACGCCGACGCCACCACCGACCAGTTCAACCTCACCATGGAGCGCATCAACTCCTGGCTCGCCGTCCGGGGAGCCCGCGCCCAGTGGGTCTACGACTGGCAGGACGCCTACTACTGGGCGGCCTACCCCACCGGCGCGCCGTCCGCCTGGCAGCAGTTCGGCCAGTCGTCCACCTCGACCGACTTCGTCCAGGACTTCCCGCACACCCTGCAGTTCCTGCTGTACGCGGCCGGAACGTGGGTGCGCGGCAACGCCGACATCATCACCCTCGACACCGTCTACGACTCGACGCTGCTGGCGCAGAACAAGACGACCCAGCTGTTCACCGAGCAGGGCATCCTGGCGGCCAAGACCTGCTTCGACAGCCGCGTCTACACCATTGGCGGTATCGGCGGCGGCCTCATCCCGGACGGCGCGGGAGCGTACGCGCTGAACGCGCAGGCCACGATCATCACGCAGGGCCTGTTCCCGACCAACCCGTAACCGAGATCTCCCGGGGTGTGCCGGGGTCCCCGAACCTAGGCGGGGAGTCCAGGCCCGGTCACCCCGGGAACCCAACTGCGGGAAAGGAGGGAAGCGCAGATGGCCACTCTTGCACCGATGACCGGGCCGGTCTATGTCGACCAGCCTGCCGTCGGCAACATCCGATACGGCCTGTTCACGGCCGCCAATGGGCCATTCGACCTGCCCGTACACGGCGCTGTCGGCGGCGTGCAGTACCTCCAGGAGCACTGCGGGCAGGCGCACCTGCTCGCGGCGGCATCCTGCACGAGCCCGACCATCACGGCGGGCAGCACCCTCGACTCCTGTGACAGCGCCGCCATCGGCCTGCCCTTCCAGGTCGTCGCCGGACTCAAGGCCGGAGCGTTCCCGTACGACGCGGCCGAAGTGGAACGCCGCGCCCGGATCCGCCTCGACGACAACGCCCAGTACGTCGCCGAGCAGGCGTTCTGGGGCGGCAACGCCGACGTGCAGCCAGCCTTGCAGCGGCCGGAGCTGAACGGCGGCAGCGGCATCATCGACGTCACCACGACGCCGGGCACGCCGGTCACCATCGAGTACGGGGTCGCCCTGCTGGAAGACGCCCTCGCCCAGTACAGCTACCCGGGCATCCTGCACGCACGGCCGATCATCACCCCCTACCTGGTGGAGCGGCAGATGATGCCGCTGCCGCAACGGCAGGCCCGGGGCTTGACCGGTGTGCAGTACACGCCGATGGGAAACGTGTGGTCGTTCGGCCGGGGCTACTCGGGCAACAAGCCGAACAACGACTCGGTCAGCCCGTCGGCGGGAACCGCGTACATTGCGGCCACCGGAGCGGTCACGGTCTGGCGTGACCCGCAGGTGTACGTCAACCCGCCGGAGAAGTCGTTCGACCGGTCCGGCAACGCATGGCAGACCACCGCCCAGCAGGCATACGCAACCACCATCGACTGTGTGGCTTTCTTCGTCCTCGTCGAGTTGGATGCGATGACGCGGGGTACTGGTGGCGCATCCAACTCGGGTGCCATCTACTGAGGGAGAGCTGACCATGCCTGCAATCGTGATCGTCAACATGCACGAGCCGCACCACGAGGTAGCGGCCCGGATGCTGGAGCTGGCCGACGAGAAGGGCTACAACCCGCGTGTTGTGGAAGCGCAGCGCGGCGAACACGACGCCGCCCTGTCCTTCCGGGTGCCGCAGGATGTGGCCGACGCCTTCGAGGCCGACCGCGCCGAGCGGTGGCCCAGCGACGAGGAGCTGGTCTCCGACGAGGACAACCCGAACACGCCGCCGGTCCGCGCCAAGCGGCCCGGGAAGGCACAGAGCGCCAGGGAGTAACGAATGTCGTCCGTGTGCCAGGCACCTATTCAGGGCACTACGTTCCGGGTTCAGTCGGTCAACTCGTGCGGGACGCCCCTGACGGGATCCTGCGTGTCGGCTACCTCGTCCGGCTTCGTCTCGGTGGAGATGCAAGACCAGGTGGAGTCCGGCCAGGAAATCGTCGTGACGAACGCGCAGGGGCAGCTGTGCGTCAACGAGAAGTCGCCGAAGCAGTTGAAGTGGATCGAAGTGACGATCACCTTCTGCAACGTCGACCCGGAGTTGTTCAACCTGGTCACGGGCTCCACGCTGGTTCTCAACGACGCCGCGACCCCGGCGGCGGTGGGTTTCCAGACGCGGACGAGTAACTACGCGGCGGGTGCGTTCGGCCTGGAGGTGTGGACGAACATTTCGCAGGCGCAGTGCGCGACGCTGGGCACGTTCTCGCTGGTGCCGTACGGCTACTTCCTGCTGCCGAACGTGGTCGAGGGAACCGTCGGCGACCTCAAGATCGAAAACGGTGCGGTGTCATTCACCGTGCAGGGCCGCACCAAGCAGGGCACCAACTGGGGCACCGGCCCCAAGAATGTGCTCGCTAACATGACCACCGGCGCGGCGGAGAAGCTTCTCGTCGCGCTGCCGTCGGATACCCACCGGCACCTGCAGTGGACCTACCTCGCGCCGCCCACCCCGTCCTGCGGCTGCGGGAGCTGACTTTGACGGGGGTCAGGGGAGCCCGGCCAAGCCTGCGCAGGCGACGAGCCGGATCGCTCGCCCTGGCCCCCGTCAAACCGCAGGGAAGGAGGACTGATGGTCAGCGCAACTCCTGACGGCTGGACCGTAACCGACTTCTCGGGCTGCGCCGCCGTGTGGACGGACTTGACGGCCGACGAGCAAGCCTTCGCCCAGCGGCTGGCCGCGTTCACGGTGTACTCGCTGACCGGCCGCCAGTTCGGGACCGTCACGCTCACGCTCAGACCCTGCAACGCCCCCTTGCTGCCGCCGCTGTATCAGACGTACCCGGTGAACCTGATCAACCCGTGGGGAACCGACGAGGGGAACACCTACTACCCGCTGTACATCAACAACGGGGTATGGCACAACGCGGGGTGCCGTGGCATCAACTGCTGCGGGGCTACCTGCGAAGTGGAGCTCCCCCGCGTCGTGTCCATCACCTCGGTGCTCGTCGACAACGCCGCCGTCGCCCCGTCCGCGTACCGGGTAGACGACGGGCACCTGCTCGTACGCACCGACGGGGCGTGCTGGCCGCAGTGCCAGGACTTCGACAAGAACCCCGGAGCGGGCGTCACCAACACCTTCGTCATCAACGGGGTGTTCGGCCGTCTCGTTCCGCTAGAGGCCCTTGACGCGGCAAGCCTGCTGGCCTGCGAGATCGGCAAGGCCGTCAAGGGGCAGCCGTGCCGCTTGCCGCAGCGTATGCAGACCCTGACCCGCCAGGGCGTCAGCGTTCAGTTCCCCGCCGTGAACACCTACCTCGACCGGGGCTTGACCGGCCTGAACGAGGTCGACCAGCTCGTCGTGCAGTTCAACCCGGGGCGGCTCACCCAGTCGCCGAAGGTCTACTCCATGGACCTTTCACCCAGTCGCATCACCACATGGCCGTGAGGTAGGAAGATGTCCGACAACCTGACCGATGCGGCTGAGGCCCGAGTCCTCAACTGGCTTACCGGGAACACCACCACCGCCCTGACCGGGCCGCTGATGGTGCGGCTGATGACCGCGAACGGCTCCGACTCGGCCGCGGGTACGGAGGTCGTCAACTCCGGCGGCTCCACCTACGCGCCGCAGTCGGTGGCGTTCCCGTCGGCGACGGGAACCACGCAGACGTCCAACAGCGCCGACGTCGTGTTCGCGAACATGCCTGCCTGTACGGTCGTGGGTGTGGAGATCTGGGACAGCGCGGGTACCCCGTTCCGCTGGTGGTGGGGACCGGCGACCGCTAACAAGACGGTCAACCTGGGTGACACGCTGCGGATTCTCGCGGGAGCGCTCGTCCTGACGATGCAGTGAGGTAGGCCGTGGGCAATCCCGTACCTTTCGCCTCAGACCAGCAGCTGTCGCCGGGCAACGACCTCTCGACCCTGACCTCATCGGCCGCCACCGCATCCAGTGTCGCCAACGGCGACGTCATCGTCGTGCACCTGTCGACCTGGTCATCGGCTGACGGCATGACCGCGCCGACCGGCGGCGGGCAGACGTTCCAGGCCGCGCAGATAACCGCGCCGGGCGGGTTCAACGGCTGGGCGGCGACGTACGTGTGCACCGTGTCGGGCAGCCCGGGAGCGTTTTCGATCTCCAGCAGCCCTGCGACGGCGAACACGTCACGGCACATGATGGTCGTGGAACGGTACAAGAGCGCCGTCTTGGCGGCGACCCCCGCTGTGTTGTCCGCGCCGACGTCGGGCGTCGCTGGCAGCCCTGGCAGCGTGACGCTGAACATCACCACTACCGCCGCCAACTCGATCGTTTCCTGGAACCTCGTCGACCTGTCCAGCAGCGACCCTGCTGGTGTCACCTACAGCCCGGCAGGGTCTACGCAGTCCGGCCTGTACGACGCGCACGTCGGCTCCAACTCGGTGCAGTACGCGGTCTACTCGTCGATCCTCGCCTCCGCCGGAGCGAACACGGTCGGCCTGGCCGTCGTCTCCGGCGCGCTGACGTGGGTTGCGTCCGGGGTGGAGGTCAAGGCGGCCACCGCCGCAACCGTCGACCTGGCCGCGAACCTCACCGCCACCGGCGGCATGACCGACGCGCTGACCCGGGAAGTCCCGCTCGCCGCCTCCCTTGCAGGGAACGGCTCACTGACGGCTGCGCTGGTGCGTGAAGCCGACCTGGCCGCCACTCTCGCCGGGGCCGGGTCGATGACCGCGCCGATGGTGAACGAGACACACCTGGCCGCGACCCTCGCCGCCAACGGCAGCATGTCGGCTGCCCTGAGCGTACCGACGCTAGGACCCCCCGACCTGATCGCCACGCCCGTTGCAACAGCGCTGCTCGCCTGCCTGACCGACCAGATGAACCAGCTCCCGGACCCGCCAGC